ATAGTATGGGCTCTCGGGCAGCAAATTCTTCATATACTTGTCTTGGCTTATTAGATCGAGAGCAACGCCATAGCCAAGCAGTTGCGAGTCTGCGAGTAGATGAACTAGATCTTTGTAAAGGGCCTTATTCTCCGGATGAGGGAAGCTAGAAAATTCTCCGTAATCAGATTCGCATTCGGCGGCATGGAAACAAACCTTTTCACCAGTCGCTGGATTAGTAGGCAAGCGATTGCGCCATTTTATTTCCAGAGCATTCCCACTGATGCTGTTCACCAAATACCGCGCCTACCGCGAAGACTCTTTGATGGGTTTCGTCGCTGCTTTCGTCACCAAATGCACTTACCACGTATATCACTCCTTTGCGGCGGCGGGCAGCCGCAATAGAAGCCAGAGTGACCGTAGATTGTCTGATGGAGGCAGGCATGATACACTACTCCTAGCCCACCGGAAAGGGCCTCAACGCTGAATCGGTCGCCAAACTAAGCCAGCGTCGAACCGCTCACCTAAAAAATCAAACTCTAACTTCTCAGTTGGAGTGTACCACGGTTTGGTAAGCCAGCGATATTATTACCCAAATCATGCGGCTCAATCCACTCCGTACACTTTCTCCAATTCCGTTTCTACCGGCCAATGATCCGGACACATCAGCAGATCATCATCTACTTCTCTCTGGTGATCGTCACACACTGCATTTCCACACGGGTGAATTTCCATTCGTAAACATGGAAGCCTCACGTTCACCGACCGCACGATGACCGAGCGTTTCTCACCCGCCAATTTTAAGACTGCGTAGTCGTCGCCATTCACATGCACTTTTTTCACTGGGCGATAAATCAGCGTCAGATCGTCTCGCACCAGGTCCAGTTCTTCGATCTCATCCGGGAACACGATGCGCGGGTCTGGTGTTTTGAAGGTGCATACCGAGGTCGCTGGTTTCAGACAGAAGTGGCAACGCATTTTTGTGGCCTCATCCGGCTTGTGGCTTCGCTTCCGATTGTTTCCGTTCGACCAGGAGAAGTTTTAGTTCGACCTGGGACAAGCGCGCATCGACATCGATCATTGCCCGTTTTACTTCGGACGCCACAAATCGCGGAAGCCGGTCCCGTAACTTCCCGAACCCAGCGCCGTTATGATGAAAGTCGTCTTTGCATTGCTTCGAATGAAACATCTGATTGACCTTGATCTGCTTAAAGATCACCGGGCAGTTTTTACAGCGTACGGTTTTCAATTCCGGGTTCTTGGGAACTCGTTTGCGCGCGCTGTGACGCTTCGCCGCCGCTTTTGGGGTGCCTGACATAGCCTCCAGCCTAACACAACCCGTAGCGCTCACGCAAACCAGCGCCACGGCAGTTTTAAAACCAGCACGGGCATTTAGTTTCGGTAAATATTTCCATTTAGCCATCCGGTTTTGATTTTTTCTTCAAGATCCCGGACGATGGCGGCGTTCTCATCGGCCGTCCGCTTCGGTGTTCCGGCGATCCGCGTCGGCTTCGGGGACTTCATCCGCAACGTGCTCCACAGTCGGTCTTGTGCTTTTCGAAATTTCAAGTCCTGTTCGGTGCGACTAGATTCTTTCGAGTAAGTCATGAGCGAGTTTCCTTTCTTCGGCTGTTGATTTGGGATCGGCCAGTGTGTCTTCGGCTAGTTTGCGGCTGCGCGCAATGTCGCGCTCCGCGTGTTGCAACTGGCCGTTAAGAGATTTTCTTGCCGCGAGCAATGGGGCTCCACTGAGCATTTTCGGAATACTGGTGAGCAGCAACCCGGCCCAGTTCGTCACACTACCCCGCATTTGAGATTTTTTCATCCGGCCGAGTTCGATCAGTTCGAGAGTCGTGATCGCCGGTTCGATCTTTTTTGATTTCGCCAATAACTTCCCCGCCGCGTCGTCGTCCAGCCCGAGCGCTATTCCAAGTTCCCGAACAGACGACGACGGAGATTCCGGGTTGAAAACAGAATTTGAACCTGCCGTAGTGTTCGGTGTTATAGGCGGGGTCAAGGCGGGGTCTAGGTCAAGGCGGGGTCTAGGTCTCGCCACGGATTGCGTTTTTGTGCGCACGGTTTGGCGATCCGTGCGCACGGTTTGGCGATCCGTGCGCACGGCATGCGCACGTTTGGAGTTTTCATACTCCAAAATCGCCTTTTCCTTTGAAATCTTATAATCCTCATAAAACTCGCGAAGTGGTTCCCTCTCTCTGGCAAAAAACCGAGACAATTTTGGGACCTCTAGAATGGTTTCTCCAGGGGCTCCCTGGCGTACAAAAAACTCCCGTCTGCGGGCGATTCTCATGTGAACTCCATCGTCGGCATGATCCGGCCAGTCGTGAACGATCAGACGATGCTGTTTACTCACGTCTATCCAGCCGCAATCAATCAACGCCGTGATCATTTTTTGTTCGTCGCCGTGGTAGTCGATGGCGATAGCGATGTCTTCGTCCGACAGTTTGCCGATGTCGCCGCGCGGAGTCTCCCGAGCCGTGACGTGCCAGATAGATTCGAGCAGTCCTATTGCCTGCCATAGTTCCAGATTCAGCTTGCGGCAGAGCCGCTTCATTTTGGAATGGTGAACCGCTTCGCGCTTCATCCGTTCCAGCCCTCGTTTGAAGTCGGAAAGGCGCGCGGTATTTCAGAAGTCATCAACACTCTCCAGCAAGAGTTCGGGACCGATGTGCTGGCACCGGTCCCGTGGAACCTATCTCCACTTGTCGGGGATCAGCCGACGATTTGAGTATAACGTACTGCGGGAGAGACTGTATCACAGTTTTCGATTGGTTTGGCGCTTTCCTCGGCTCCGCTGAACTTCCGGGATTTTTGATCGTGCGCGCTCAGAGCAAGAAAGTACCACTCCTGGTCGAACGCGAATCTCGTAGACTTGCAAACCGGACCCCGATGAGGCTAAAATATGCGAGCCAATGTCCCTCAAGCCCGACTCGATCATCGATTTATCACACTGGAACATCGTCCAGAACTTCACCGAAGTGGCCAAATCCGGCGTCTCCGCAGTGATCCACAAAGCAAGCCAGGGAGTGACGATGGACCCGCGTTACATGAGCCGCGAATTTCAAGCGAAAAACAGAGGTCTGCTTTGGGGCGCCTACCACTTCGGAGTCCAGGGACACGATCCGGTTCAGCAGGCGGATTGGTTTCTCGGAGTCGCAGGCCGATCAAAAGTTCTGGCACTCGACTGGGAATGGAACAACGCGGACACAATGACGGGCAACCAGGCGGCGGCGTTCGTTGCGCGCGTGCAGCAAAAAACCGGACGCTGGCCCTTGATCTACACTTCGGCGGCGTTCCTTGCTTCGATTCCGCGGCTGGTCGACCCGGTGCTTTTAAATTGCGAGTTGTGGCTCACCGGTTTTACGCCGTCGCCGGTGATTCCTCAGCAGTGGGCGACGAAGGGCTATCGGATATGGCAGCACGGATTGGGAAGTGTATCGGGGATTCAGGGACAGGTGGATCTGGATACATTCAATGGGACGGGGGAGGAGTTGGTAGCGTACTTTGGCTCGTAAAAATACCCGGACCGTTTTCAGTCGATCCAGGTTAGAGTTTCACTTCGGAGGAATTTTCTTTGCGGGGATAGTGTAGACGATGTTTTGGCCTCCGTCAAGTCCGGTCTTGCGCTTCAGTACTGGATCGCCCGACCAGGAGGGGGTTTGGGAGCCGGGTACACGAAGCGGATCGGAAACCAGTCGCACGTCGTGTTGGTCGAGATCTCTTCGCCGATGAACTTCCGGCAGAATCCAAAATGCCCACAGGTCGAACAAGTTTGGCCCTCAGGTAGTTTCTTCGTCGAATAAAATAACTATCAGAGCCGTTGCGTTCTCTGCGGGTACCCGAAAGATGCCCACTTGTCGGATGGTCGTTGTTCAAGGGATGTAGTGTTGGTCGCTGTGACTCACAGCGCCGCTCCAATTTCGATGTGCCGCCAGTATTGATCGATCCAAAACCGACCGCGCCACGACACGCCCCATGCGGATCTATTCCTGAACTCGATGTGTGCGAACCAATCGATGTGCGCCGCTTCGAATCTTTCCAAACGATTGATCGACTGATAGGCCGGTTCGTAAGTCACTGCACCCTCCCCGCCGTCCCGAACAGTTCATCATCCCCCAGATATTCCGCCGCCGTGTCCCGCAAAATCTGTTCCTCCTGTTTTTTCGACGGCTTCACGTAGCCCATCGGATTCGAGCGGTCGATGACCGGACGTGCGGCGCGCGGGTTGTTCAAATAATTCGCGAGAGCCGGATCGACCACGGCGCGCGGAGACTTGGTGACCTTCGGCTGCACACCCTCGACGCCGTCCATGAATGCGTTCAGGAACCGCGCCACGCGACGAAGGCCTGCGAGATAGACCACGGCCGCGATCGACGCCACGGCGAGCGCAGCGCCCAGCCACAGCATATTGGCGGGCCGTCCACCGGCGAGGACGACGGCGAGCGCTGAGAAGATCGAGCCGGCGAGGAAGGCGAGGGAGAGTTTCACAGCCGCACCCCCATCTTCGCGGCCAGTTCAGTCCCCGCACCATTCGGAGGATTGCGGCCGGGTTCACCGTGCGCCTGCCAGAGCAGCCGGGCGATAGCGCGGAATTTTGCGCCATATTCAGCGGGGACGTTAAAATCTTCGCCCGCGTGATGTGCCATCGCGAAGGCCTGCTGTAAAAGTTCTCTGTTAACCGATGTGAAAGTGACGTTCTTCATACTTCTGATTATGCGGGCAGAGTCCCGCTGTTCAAATAGTCCGGAGGTACTGTTTTAAAGCAAAAAGGACCTTAGGACGGGTCTAGGGTATCCCTTTAACATCACAGCAATCGATATCACGGAAGACCGGTTCACGGCTGTCGATTTCGACTTGTATCAGTGCGTCAAACTTCTCATCGATAGGAATTTTTACGCGAGTCGGATCGAACATCACCTGAAGATCATGGCTCGAATACAGCGTGAAACATCGATGGGTCAGCCCAAGGCAACCAACCTAGCAACTCAAAACCTTCTTGCGCTGTCATCGCTGGCACCTCGGACACAATACCACCGGATCGTCGTCTTCGTCGAATGCGGTTTTGAACTGCCAGCCGGATCTGGTTGCCGCAGTGTCTGCTTCCCGGATGTTTTTGAAACTGGATATTTCTTTTGAATCAGCGTGACGCGGTTCGCCGTCTGAGCCCAAGAAGCGCCGGCATCTGTCGCAGCCTATGGAGATGGAGCCTTTCATGATTTGGCCTCAGTCTGCTCCGCACTTCGCGTCGGATTCGGATCGTTCGACCAGGAGAGAGGCCCGAGACAATTCGGACCAGAAATGGTCACAGTTGGCCACGTAGACCGGGGAAAAGTTTCGCTCATGTTCTGCAATTTGTTTATCGAGCGCATGGACCGGATCTTCATCCGGCAGCCCGCAACGCAGGCACCTGTGATCCTCGCCCTCCCGGACGTCAGCAACATGCGGCATCGTCATCCAAAACCGCCATTGCCGGTTGTCCGCCAAAACCTCTCCTGGTCGAACAGTAGAGACTGCGGGCGACGACTGTGTTCGAAATGTTTCCTTGATCGTTTCCGCAATCTGATCGATCATTCTCGATCTGAATCCTCCCGGGCATGGACGGTCTGGATTGGGGAACCCGCCATATATTTTGTGCGCTGCTGCGTAGGCGGCGACTTCCAACTGATAGGGGGTCATGGTTTGGCCTCGCCCGGTTGTGCGGCTTGTTCGGGTGTGGACTTCTCGACAGCGCCCATGTGTCTGCTGGCCATGGTGACATCGAAACTTGCGCTTACACACTCTCCAGGTCTTAGGACGATGGAAGGTTTGAGCCCTCGCCGCGCTTCTTCTTCTCTGAGTACCTCCATCATATCGCGCGCTTCGTTCGCCACCGCATATTTGCGCAGGGCGCGTTCGATCTGAGTCTCACTGAAACCTGTTCCAGCCCATTCTTTTCTGCCCACCAACAAAAGCCACCTTTCGAACCCCAGTGGATTTTTCCCATACCCGCCGTAGATGCTTCCGTTGTGTGATCCGACCGCGCAAGCCAGCAACCAGGGGCTGAGTTTCGAAGTGATTTGTTCTGCGTTCTGGGGTACTCCTCCTGATCGAACGGAATCGTACCGACGCACAAGCCACATGCCGAATGAGGCTAAAATATTGCGCATTTAAAACCTCCTCTGTTCCGGCAACTCATCAAAATAAGTTCTGATGTCGTAATCGCAAAGCGGTGTTCCATCTTCCTGGACCACCCGCAAGCGATCCCCCACCACAAGCGCACGCCCGGCGAGAGAACGGCGCATCCACTGGTCGAAACTGGTCCAATCCTCCGTGACGATCATCGCCAGAGTGAAAAAGAGCAGGCAGGTTGGGAAGATCTGCAAAAATACGTCAAACATGGGGTTCCTCGATTGCCGAAAGAATCCGGCGCCGGATGCGAAGGAACCGCGCGTGCCGGTCTTCGTAGCCGTAGATCATCTCGATAAATCCGATGCAGAAGGGAAACGCGATCAGAAAGTCGATTAACATGCTGCCTCCAAAACCATCGTACGCCTGACCGGTGTTTTGGTGAAATGGAGCGGAGGTACTGTTTTCGGGCGGGATTCGCCTTAGGGCTGTTTCTAAGGTGTCTGGTACTCACAGATCTTCAGTACTGTATTGACGCGGGGCAATTGTTTCACTACACTACGGATTCGCTATATTGGCCTCATCGCAGTCGGGTTCTTCAACCGAAGCATTGAGCGTTCGACCAGGAGAAGTTTTGGAACAAAAACGAAGAGGCGACTGGATTCAAACCTTCACTGGGCTTTCGATGTTCCCCCTTGATCCGCGACTCGAAGAGATCACGATTGAGGATATTGCCCATGCTCTTTCGAACATTTGCCGGTTCACCGGGCACGTTCGTACTTTCTATTCAGTCGCTGAACATTCGGTGCGCGTGAGCTGGGCTTGTGAAATTGAAAACGCGATGTGGGGTCTTCTCCACGATGCGTCAGAGGCTTATCTGTCGGACATCAGTCGGCCGATGAAACGAACTTCTGATTTCGGCAAACTCTACATGGAAGCCGAACAGGTGTTGATGTCGACGATCTGTGCGAAGTTCGGCCTGCCTCCAGAATGCCCCGCCGACGTGAAGCTGAGCGATAACCGGATGTTGGTTACTGAAAAACGAGATCTCTTAGGACCATGTAACCGGCAGTGGGAAAAACAGGATGTCGCGGTCAAGCCGTATGAAGGACGGATCATTCCGCAGAGCCCGGAGACGGCAGAGCGTCTTTTCTTAGAACGATTTCGTCAGATCGGTACAAAACCTCTCGTGGTCGAACGCTCTAAACCCGAAGTGAAAACTGAATCCGAATGAGGCCAAATTAATGAGTGCATCTTTACGCTACAACCCCGAACACACAGCATTTGAAGTAACCGTCGGAGACAATGTATGGGCGCAGGAGATCGACGCCAACGACGAATCGGTCATGCTCCACCACGACGGCGGCTGCTACGTGGTCACGATGGATGACGCGCAACTCGAAGGACTGGACCCGAACGCGGTTTATGAACTGCGGAAAGTCACCACGGTCGTCAAGCCGGATGGAGAATTCGAATACGACAAGTTGGATGCGAACTGATATGTTGGCCTCATCGAGCAGCGAGGGACGCGCACCTGAAAGCGTTCGACCAGGAGAGGAAACTGTCGAATGGACGCGGCTTAAAAACGGGTCCTGGTTGGGATGCTCCGGCTCTCAAATACTTTGTATCGTCGACAAACTCGAGGATTTTCCGGTAGAGGGATGGACCCCTCAATGCTTCCGGGATGTGTTCACCACTCCCGAAGCCGCGATGGTTGCAGGAGAACTGCTGTTACGATCCATCCGGCATCAACAGGAGGAAACGACCACGCCTCCGATTTCGTGGGTGGATATTTATCTCCCAATTCTGAAAAGCGTTGTGGCCGCGCTTGAAGACAAGTCGCTCCTGGCCGGGCGCTCCACGTCCAACGAAACCCAAAAGCCGACGGAGGCCAAATCATAAATGCCTCTGGACATCGAAACCATCGTCGATCAATCGGTACTACGGTTCAAAACCTCCCTCGGCTGGAAAGCTTCCTTCATCGACCCGGAAGACGTGGAGAATTACAAGGCGGAAATCAGGCGGGTGATTAAGGAGGCACGCAAACCGTGATGCCGCTGGCCTCATCGCAGTCGAGTCTTCGCGTTGGGCATCCTGCCGTTCGACCAGGAGAGGCCGTAGATCGCCCGCTCACATTCAAACCGGGACATCTCGGGAGGGGCGGAGAATTGTTGCTGCTCGGGCGGCGAGACAAATTGTGTTCGGAGTGCCACAAACCATTCGTCTCGGCAACAGCGAACCAAAAAACGTGTACTCCGGAATGCTCCGAAGCCCGCGAGAAACGAATGAAAAAAGCGTCGAGAACCCGCGAACGAGTCAATCGGAATCTGCCCAAACCAAAACGCGGTCGTCCACCAAAGGCGCTCCTGGTCGAACGGAAACCGCCGATGCGCAGCACGCTGCCGAATGAGGCCAAAACAAAATGCCGGTAGCGCTCACCCGCCATCTACCGGGCAAAGCCACGATGCGCGACGAATTCGGACAGGTGCGTTTCGAATATGGCATCGTCGCCGAAGTTGGCAAAGATTCTATCTTGATCAAAACCGGCTCGAAGGAAATCGGGCAGGCGGTAGATCATGGATATCTCCGGCTCATCGGGGAAACGTACATTTACTGGTGTCCCAAATGTCAGACCAACGTATGGGAAGTAGAGCGGCTACGATCGCGGGGTGCTTGCCCGCATTGTAGTCAGGGGCTCTGGGCGCTACAGGCTGGAGATCGGGTAAGGCTTCATTACCGGATATCCGTAGGAAAGAATGCCGAAGGGCAGATTGTTTCAGGCGGGGGAGCGTGGTGGGGAGAGAAGGTAGTTTGATGATTTGGCCTCATCGGGTTTGAGGCTTCGACCGGAGTTTTGATCGTTCGACCAGGAGGGGTTTTTGTGAAGCGCAAAACAAGATTCAATATTATCCGAGCTTTGGAGTTTACGTGCGGCTGGATCGGAGGCCGTTACTTTCATGACGACTGGAGATTTATTCTAGTCCTGATTCCGTTCGCAATAGTGTTTGCATATCTGCTCAGAGTCCCAGAACCACTCCTGGTCGAACGCTCCGAAACCGACGCGCAGACCGTTTCCGACTGAGGCCAAAACATGGAACCCATCACACCCCTAGAACCCCAAAACTTCAGCCTCCCGCCCGGCCAGCGCGGAACCGAAACAATGAACCCCGACTCAGTCGAATTCGTGGATCACAAAACCATCGCCGCATTGAACGGAATGCCGCCGGGCGAGACTGCCGAGAAACTGACGTTCCTTGAAAAAGAGTGGGACGACTGGACCGTCGACAATGCGCACGATGTTGAAGTATGGCCGATCGAAGCATTCCGCATCCTTCGACTTCAAGTCCGCGAACTGGCCTTGGCCTACTCAACCGAAGTCGCCGGCAAGCGGGCGCTCGCAATTCAGGCGGACATCGGCACAATGCACATTGAGAACCAGCGACTACAAGCGCAGTTCCGCAGGTTCATGCAGCAACATTTCGAGGAAGATGTTCTGAACGGAGAAGGCCGGAATCTGACTATTTTTGAGATGGCGCAGGATATCATGCTTCGAGCAAAGCCGAAGTGGTTTGAGTTTTGGAGGCGATGATGGTTTGGCCTTTTAGCGCACGGTGGCTTCGGGGTGCAGTCGTGCGTACGACCAGGAGGGGTTTATGAGCACATCCTGGACCAACCTACACGGCTATTGGGCTTTTTCGGTTTACGGAGTAGAGCGTGGTAGCGTTTCTAGAATCTTTAGGAAGGTCGGCGGTGAGGGCTACATCGCAGAATATGAAGCATTCGTAAAAGGTCAGTTTGATTCCCTCCGCGATGCAAAGGTCGCTGTCGAGAAGGCCCATGCGGAACAAGCCGAAACGACGAACGAGGCCAAAACATGACCTGCCCCGCCTGCATCGTTCAGCGATTTCACTCCGCTGAAGACTGGAACAATCATCCATTGGCCGGTCACGGCTACACCCGCGAACAAGGCTGGTCGCACCCCGATCTGAAGGCCGCTGTCGAGAAGGCCAAAGCCGAACAAGTGGCAGTGTCGAACGAGGCCAAATCATGAACCCCATGGGGCGAACAATCCCGGTAAACCCGGAGCAGATCAAAAACGCAATCATGCTGATTGAAGCCAAGATCGGAATGCAGCAGGAAAAACTCGCGGCGCTGACGAAGCATTCGGACATGACCCGGCGCCTCGTAACCTATCTTTCGCGCTACATCACGCACTCGCCCGAGAACGTCACACCTGGCCCGGTAAGCCTGTGGATAGGCACGCATCAGCAGCAGGAGAAAGCCGAGCGCTCCGTGATCGAGGTGCAGATCGCGGAACTTAAAAGCCAACTTGCGGTAAACCAGTTTATACTGGAAGAGGCTCAGAATCAGGGATCGGGATTGATCACCAATTAGCCTCATCGGACAGGTGGCTTCGCGTCGGATGTGAATCGTTCGACCAGGAGTAGGTTTGGTGGAACACGAACATTGGGTTTGGATTCTTTTAGGGGCATTGGTGGCCGCGCCGATCTGGATCGTGTTCGGGATTGTGCTATGGGTCAAGTGGATAGGCAGGCGGCTGCATGATCTGTTTCGCGACATGATTTTGAACTGGCCAAAATGGACATGAAAACCTTCAACTTCGCCGATGTTCCGCAATTCGCGTTTGACCGGCTGATTGAACAGGTGAAAGGTCACGGGGTCGAATTCTTCGCGTCCAGATCCGGTAATGAGATTCTGGGAACCTTCCGATCCGATGCGGGCGCCGGATCGTTCGCTTACGACGGCCAGCGATTGAGCGTGACGATTATTCACGATCGGGGAGATTTTCCTTCGCTGATGATCACAGGCGGGCTCCGTCAGCTCGTTCAGGAAGCGGTAGAGCGAGTGTGAAGCGGTTACTCAACATTCTGCGTCTCGTTCTGTTTTCTCCGTGGTTTATCGCAATCTGGATCATTTACGTGAGCCGGATCGTGTGGATTGTGGTGGAGATGAAAATCATGAATTGGCCTCATCGCAGTTCGATCTTCGCGCGGAGTTCGCCCCGTTCGACCAGGAGTGGCTTGTGAGCAATCCAGACGATGATCGCAGGCACGATCCAGTCAAGCCCGAGCACTATCAGGGAGATTACGTCATGCGGATCATCGAAGATTTTAAATTGGATTTCCTCAGCGGAACCGTCATCAAATATATTCTGCGCGCTGGCAATAAACCGGGTGATTCAACTGTTCAGGATTTAAAGAAGGCGAGATGGTACATCGATCGCAAGATCTCGAATCTGGAACAATGACTCCCGGAAAAGATGGACGAGCCTTCGACATGGAACGATGGCTAAGATGGGCGTCTAATCCAACTTCGCGTCCCCGGTTGAAGTTCAATCGCGAACAGGAGCCCGTCGCCCGAGGAATCGCAAATAGGAAAACCATGAAACGGAGCGGCAATATCCGCAAACCCTGTCCTGATTGCGGAAGGATGAATCATATTTCGCAAAAAGTATGTAAATGCGGGCGTTCGATGAAATAGTGTTCCTCCTGGTCGAACGCGATCAAGGCCGCGCGCGGCCTCAAGTACCATTGAGGCCAAAACAAAATCGGTACTACCCTTAAAATCAAACTTCTGATACACTCGCTTCCATGGCATTAGGACTCACCTTCTCAAACGGCAAACCGGCTTCGATGGCCCGCGGTAAATACCAGACGCGTAACAACCGGCTGGTGGAAATCACCGGGCATCGCACAGTCTCAGGAAGCACAGGAACTGTCTCCTGGACCAAAGTCGTTTGGGATGGAGTGCTGTACCAGGGCGATCAGAAAACGGTCGAATCACATGCCACCTGGTCGAATGAAGGCGGGTATCTGCATCAGGAAGGGGTAGGGAACCAACTCGACTTGATGACAGTGATTACGCAGGAGGTGGAGCCCGAGCCGGCGGCATTCCATAATGATCCCGCAATTCTCGAACATCAGATCGTGCTCGCGGCATTATGCAAGGACTTGATTCGGCAACAGGTCGATCAGGAAAATGTGGTCGAAACATTGAAGCGCATCATCGACGAACGGGACCGCGCGGAAAGCGAACCTACCGAAGTTGCGGAGAAAGCACATGCGTTCGATGAACTGCTGCTCATTCTCTCCGAGCAGGCAGGAACGGAACATGCAGGCGAACATCCAAGCATAACTCTCCAGCGCATCATTGGACAACGGGATACGGCACAGCGTCAGGTTGCGGCGCTTCTCAAAACTCCGGTAGTCTGATTTTATGTCGGCCTCATCGCAGTCGGGTGCTTCGTCTGAAGTTGGGAGCGCTCGACCAGGAGAGGGGCTTTCTGGACTCGACAAAGTAAAACGAATGATGGTGAACGGGTGCGTTTTCTGTTCATCGGCCGCGATTGAAGGTTCAACGTTTTGTCGAGAGCATTTGTGGATTGAAGTAAAAGACGGCAATCTTCAAGCGCGGGAATTATTCGGACGACACTACACCTACCGGAAAAGTCGTGACCAGATATCGCTATTCTGGCAGCGGAACCGCAATTACAATCTGATCGCCGGTCCTGGTGAAAAACTCCTACTGTTAAACCCTCAGGCTCTGTTCGTTTGGCGGAAGTTTATCAGCATGGACCATCAGGAAGGCGTCAATTGTGCAGTGTTCCGCAACGAAGGACCGGTGCTTTCGTCGGAACTGATTCGCGAAGCTGATCGGATTGCGTGGCAGCGTTGGCCCGGCGAACGACTGTACATCTACGTCGATGCGAACAAGACCCGACGCAAACGGGACCCCGGCCGCTGCTTTCTTCGAGCAGGTTGGAATTATTGTGGTACGACTCTGAAGGGTCTTCTGATTCTGGAAATCAAACCAGAACCTCTCCTGGTCGGGCGCTCTACGCCCCACGAAGCCGCGAAGCCGACGGAGGCCAAATAATGCTAATAGGCTTAGCCTCAACCCCCTCCATCCAGCAAATGATCATCACCGCCGCAAACCAGTACGGCGTACCTCCCTCGATCGCTCTTGGAATCGCAGCGCACGAATCCGGATTCAATCCCAACGCCACCAACGTCAATCCAGCGACATCTACAAGTCCGTCGACCACAGACTACGGTGTGATGCAGTTGAACACATCCGTTTTGCAGACTTACGGACTCACCCCGGCACAGGCCTACGATCCCCAAACAAACATCGACACGGCGATGCAGTTGCTAGGAGGCTACATTTCGAAGTACGGTAACATCGACACGGCATTGCAGGCCTATGCGTCAGGACCGGGCACGGTGGCCTCTGGCGCGGCGCCCAACGCGACGGCGGCAAGTTTTATATCCTGCGTAACAGCATATCCGAATTGTCCAGGAGTCGCACAGCCGGATCCCAGTATCCTCGCGTCATTGTCCGATTCGTCGGATTCTTCTGCGGGAACAGTTACAACGGCATCGATGCCCGGCTCGGATATATTCACAACTGCATTCACTGATCTGGGAGCTGCGTTTTCCTCAGGCGACTTCTCGGGGATGTCTGGATCTGACTGGCTGGTAATTGGTGGGGGGGTGGCGTTGGTGGTGTTTCTGGGGTTTAAGGTTGCGAGGGGTTGATGGGTTAGCCTCAGTCGGATTGAGGATTCGCGTCAGTGGTTGAGCGTTCGACCAGGAGGGGTTTTAGCAGACCACCGGCCACCAACCGCCCGTACGCTTCCTTATACTTCGACTCCGCGCGCGGGTACGATTTATCGGAAACCATCAGAATAGGTTCCATCGCCGTGTCGCTAACATAGCCGAAGAGTTGCCAGCCGGTATCGAACAGGAGCACATGCGGTTCCAGCAGCGGGCAGGCGGCGCGGAGGAGCTGGCACTTCACGTTGTATTCTTCGATGGTCACTCGGAATAGACCTTCACTCCCATTAATTGCACAATGAAGCGCGGCCGTTTCCTACCGATGTTTAGATCGTCAGGCAACGAGACGGCAAAGCGGATGACCTCGGATGGTCCGTATAATTTTGCGGGCACCAATGGCCACGGGAATTCGTCGAGATTTATCCAGTGCAATTGAAGGTCGCAGAATTTGAAGCGAATCGGCCCGGTTGTCGTCGTATGGTGAATGGCCTGCAATTCGTAGGGCGCATCGGCGTCGATAGTGATGTCGAACTGAACCTGTCGGTTAATCCGGTTTGTGAAGTTACCCTCACAAGTGTAGAAATGATGATGTCGGAGGGTGCTCATGCGGCCCTCTGCTGGCCGATCAGCACCGTGATCGCGAGGCACTTGATAGATTCCTCGGAGAACCTCACGGTGTAGCCAATCGCCGTTCCATACTGCTCCGCTTCCTTCGCCGCCGCAATCGCGGTCTTCAGCGCGGCTTCAAGTTGCGTCGTGACGTGCGCTGGCTTGCGCTCTGGCGCGGCTGAAGCGTTCGCCGGGACTTCGGCGGGCTTGCGCTCTACCTTCCAGTCAAAACCACGCTGGCCGTTGCGCGTGGCCTTTGTGAGCAGGAACGGCTGGCCGGGCGCGAGGGTGAGGGACTGGATTTCCTTGCCCACTTCGAGCGGCACGTACATGCGGGAGTGGTTTGCGAGCGAGAACAGCATTTGCGGGCCGTAGTTGCCGCGCACTTCGATGCCGTTGGGGGAGGCCAAGGTAATTTCGTGCGTTACGTTCGGCTCTGGTTTGAAGATGGACGAATTGGGAGTGGAGGCGGTCATGCTTTGGCCTCCGTCGGCTCTTGCGGCTTCGTGGGGCTTTGTTCCGCCCGACCAGGAGAGGTTTGGAGTTGTCCCTGTGCTTTGAAGATCACGGCTGTGGCTTTGGCGACCAGCGCGAGGCCTTTTGGATCATCTCCGACGTAGGCATGTGCAAACGCGGTCATCGTCTGTAGGGATTCCAGCAGCTCCGGCGCGGCGGCGATCAGGTGGGCGTTTGCGATTTCATCCGGCTCCCAGTCTTCGAGCGCGGGACCGATTTCGCAAATAGTGAAGCCGAAGGAGTTGAGTATCTCTACTTCAACTTCGGCGTCGAATTGTCCCTCGATGCGCCAGGGTCCAAGTGTATGCGACGGCATTATGCGGCCTCCCGTTCTTCCATCCCCAGAATGGCTTCGTAGCGGTTGATCTGAACGCGCAGCGTGCGGAGTTGCATGTTTCGCGAAGTTCAGTTGTGAGCGCAGGCTTTTGATGTCCAAATGCAGATCGTCTATTTCCCGCGCTGTTTCCAGTTTGTCGATGGTGGCTTGTTCCATGAATCAATTATCCACAGTGGATAAGTGTGTGGAAATAGATCGGGAGTACTGAAAGAGAAGGAGAAATGCCTTATGGCGTTCTAGGTACTTCCGGTTCATCAGTTCGCTTCTCATAGCAGGTTTGGCAGATTCCGGGACGCACCTTCGCTTCTTTTGAGACTGGTTTTCGTTTGTCGCAGTCGCGGCAGATGAAGTGGTAGGTTTTATTTTTCTTTGGCCTCATCGGAGTTCTCGACTTCGCCGGGTTGTGGTGCGTTCGACATGGGCGATTCGGCGGCTTCGTCCGATTCTTCCATCCGGGTTTGGATATAGGTCAGACGCCGTTTTGCCTCATCCAATTGAACTTCGGTCAACGGCCGCATCATTGCCATGGCCGCGCCGAACGCGTAGTTTTCTTTCTCGCTCAATTGGTCCATCGCCGCAACCGCCTCCTCAAGACGCTGCACCTGAAGTTGCGCGGCCATCAGGTCTTCAACGCTCGGCTTGGGCGGTTTCCACGAAGAGCCATGTTCGCGCTGTTTGAGCATCTGGGCAAGGTGATATTCCACGCCTTCACAAAGAAAATCCCGTAACGCGCCGTGAAATTGTTCGAGTACGGTCCCGACGTTTTCAAGCCCCATCCGGTCAATCGCCGTCTGGTGGATAAAGCAGGGCATGACGCGCCATGTCGATTCCGCGAGCCGTTCCCGTAATTTGATCGCTTCCCGGCAGTGCTTCTCTTGGGCGTCGAAGTCCGGAGACTGCGGATAAAATTCTGCTCCTTCGATCATAAACCCCTCCTGGTCGAACGCTCGAAATCCGACGTGAAACCACATGCCGGATGAGGCCAAAAAATAATTGTTTCGCTTTTCACACCATCCATGGTATACAGGTATACAGATTTAAGCAAGACGATATTTTGGCCTCATCGGGCTCTCGAGTCTTCGAAAGAGTTTTGGAGCGTTCGACCAGGAGAGGGACTGAAGGAAAACCGATTGCCGGAACCGACCGTTCAAGCAACATTCAACATGCCTCCCGAGCTGTACGAACGCCTGAAGGCGCAAGCTGCAACCGAGGGCACGTCGATGCGCGAGATTATGGAAAACGCGTTGAAAAGTTATTTCGCTCAAGCTGAGAACGGGTCGCAGGAGCGCGGCGCATGATCCTGAACGTAGCGCAATACGCGATTTCCAATTCGCAAAAACGAAAGCCTTCGATTCCCAAGAAACAATATCCGTATCAGGGGCAAATGTTCAACATCGTGGAACTCTCGAACATCACCAGAATTCTTCCTGCGACGATAAAAGATCGCATGTATCGTCAGCGAATGACGATGGATCAGGCTCTAGAACTTGGAGTCAGAGGTCGCGGAGGCCGAAATGGTTGAGCACGTTTTGCAACATCCGGATGTGCATCGGCCTTGGGCTTCGTGGTCCGAAGACCAAACCCTCCACGTCGCCGTCTGCTACTCAAATCCCTTCCGCTGGAGAACGCGCCGCGAACTCGCAAACGACTGCATCCGGCACCTGGCAGGATCGGCCAACGTAAAACTCTATATCGGAGAACTGGCCTACGGCGCGCGGCCGTTCGAAGTGACGGAGGGTCAACCCTACCAACCGGAACCTGAGTACGATCCAGCCGATGGTTACCGACAGTATGAAGCCAAACGCCGCCGCAATCCGCGAACGCGCGGGATAACCAACATCCAACTGCGCACGACCTGTGAACTCTTCCACAAGGAAAACATCCTCAACCGGGTGATTCAGCAATTCCCGGCCAACTGGAAGTACGGTGCCTACGTGGATGCGGACTTCCACCTGACGCGCCACGACTGGGCGCTCGAAACTATTCATCAGCTGCAGCACTACGATTTCGTGCAGCCTTTCAGCACGTACACTGATCTCTCAGGAGAAACCTATGGAACCGGACATCTCCCGCTCCGGCACAATGCCAGCTTCGCCTTCACCTACGTGCAAAACGGCTACCGTCTGTCTGCGGGTTTCAGCAATGGTGGATGGAGAACTCCGGCAGGAGCGGATCATTATTACGGGGCCATTGCTGGACCACGAGGAGTGGGGGCAACTGGCGGAATGTGGGCCTTCCGAAGAACAGCTTTCGATACGGTTGGTGGCCTGCTCGATAAGTGTATCTTGGGTCACGGTGACTGGTTCATGACCTTCGGTCTGGTGGGCGAAGAGGCCCCGGACATGCATATCGACGGCTACACGGACGATTACCGGAAAGCGATTGTCGCCTGGCAGAACAATGCGGCGAAGCTCAAAAAGAACATCGGGTACGTGGACTGCCACGCGATCCACCACTTTCACGGCTCGAAAACGAAACGGGCATACTCCAGCCGGGATCAGATCTTAGTGCGAAACAAGTTTGCACCGACCACGGACCTGCGGCCGGATTACCAGGGAATTTATCAGTTGACGGCGGATAAGCCGGCGCTGAGGGATGACATCAGGCGGTACTTTATTTCAAGGTCAGAGGACGATCCGAATTTGTATGGAAGCGAGGGGTCGTTGGTCTGATGATCTGGCCTCAGTCAGCATCGGTCTTGCGTGTGGACGCTCTACCGTTCGAACAGGAGATGTGTTTGTGAAATACCGAAAGAAGCCGGTTGTGATCGAGGCTATTCCATGTAAAGCGGCGATTCAGCACGCTGGGTCAAATTGGAAAGTATTGCCGAAGTGGTTTCGCGATGCCTACGAAAAAGGTGGTATGGTCATCGCACATAACGCCATCATCATTCCCACGCTTGAAGGAAAACTGAGAGCCGATCCTGACGACATGATCATCTGCGGCGTGAAGGGTGAATTGTATCCTTGCAAACCCGACATTTTTGCAGCAACCTATGAAACCATCGCAATTGAAAGCGAAGGTTTATCTCAAATGGTCGCTGTCGAGAACTCTGAAGCCGAACAAGTCGAAAAACAGAACGAGGCCAAACCATAATGCGAAACATTTCCACAGTAATCAACCAAATCCTACTCATCCTGGCAGGAGCAACCATTCAGCCAGCAGATCAGGACAACATCACTACGTTGCAAGCCGAACTGCGGATCATTCTGCGGCGCGCAGCTTACAACCCGCCGGAGGCCGGGAACGTGCTTTGGCTGTCTCTGGCAACCACTCTCTATCGGTATCTGCCTCCAGCTTCAGGCGGCGGTTATCCCGCGCAGATCTCGGCCATCGTCACGCAATGAACCGGGTCGTCATTACTTTGTGGGTCGGAGCCGCAATCCTGATCGGTTGCGCAGTCGGGACATGTTTTCCCGCGGATCAGGAATACGCGCTGGCGCTCGCGAGCCCCGATAAACCCACCGTGATGATTGGTATTGTTGCGGTGGGGCTGAACAAGGTGCAAGCCGAAGGCGCGGCAGTGCAGTTGAACAGAACGTTCGAGAAACAGTCAATACCTGTGGTCGTGTGCGCACGGCCACGGATTGACATTGGAAATTACAAGTAGGACGATGGGTTGGCCTCATCGGGCTTGCGGCTTCGCGGGTACGGTGTAGCGTTCGACCAGGAGAGGGATTTTGCGATATCGAAGACGGCGGCGGATTGCCAAACTCACGGATGAACAGAAGATGCTCGAATACTATGCGGATCGCGCCGGTATCCGAGCCTCGGTAATAGTCATCGGCGTTGCAGAATCCTTCCGTAGACTTGATTCTTCGAAAGACCTGGAACTTCTGCAATCGATCGTTGATAACGATCTCGAACCTGCAATAAAGTTGTCCGAACGCACTCAAGCCGATCTTGAAGCCTCGTTCAGCAAACGATCCAAACCTTCTCCTGGTCGAACGGTAAAGACCAAACGCGCAGCCAAAAAGCCGATTGAGGCCAAATAAATGAAACTACTCTACCAACTCACTCTGATTTCCACCATCATCACAACTCTTTTCACTTCCGGCTGTTCCACCGGAGGCCTACCGACTACTCTTGCCGTCATCTCCGACGCTTGTGAAGCGGCAACAATTGCAATTCCCCTTCTCGAAGCGTCGGGCGTTGTTCCTTCAGGGATAGGCAACATTGTGCTTGCCTACACTGGAGCCGTAAGCGATGCGGCCTCGAAGTCGTCCGCAGAGTTGCTCACGACGGACACGGCCGCAGAAAAGGCCACAAAGATCACGAGTTATTTCGCCTCGGTTGCGGTGCCGGCGCTCGGACCCACGGTTGGACCTGAAGTGCAGGCGCTGGTGAACGCGATCGCCTCCGCAGTGAATCTCTTCCTGACGCAATTCGACAGCCCGTCGGCTAAGAAGGTGCTCGCGAGTCCCGCAGCGGATCATCTGAAATTGTCGATGGGGGATCGTCACGCGTTGGGCGGTTTAGAAAAGAAGTTCGTGGCGACGTCGGCGAAGGCGAAGGGGTTGATTAAGCAGTAGAATTTGTATGTCGGCCTCATCGAACAGAGGGTGGTGGTCTCGATTCGCTAAGAGCACTTTGTGCTCTAAAGCGTTGTTTTGGCAGTGCGCTCTGGTATGTGCTAGATTGTCGGCATGGGGCGAACAATCGCTAAATTCGTATTGGGGGGTCTCATTTTGCTGATCTCCCAACTCTCAAACATTTTTTCTTGGTTTCGGGCGCTGCAATATATCCAGCTGAACCTGCCCAAGACATTCCTGTTGATCTCAAGCCCGCTTCTTCAAGTCTCGCTGCTGTTAGTCGGCATTGCATTGTGTGGAACTGGGCTCTACGAAGTATGGGATTTAAAGCACAAATCCGGCGTAGAGGGCGAAGGAAAGACCAGCAGTGAACAACTTTCTATGCTGTTCGTAAAAATGTGGGAAGAACTTCCCATGCGAGAGGACTTAAAAGGACAGCATCTACTAGAAGTTAATTTTCGCAGCGACTACTCCAAGCCAATAGGGGTGGAGTTCATCAAATGGGAGGAGTCGGGAAGCAAGGTTAGCGTACTTCCGTTGACCTATTTTATGGAATTAAGGGGCATCAGGTACTCACAGGACAACTCACAAATCTCGGGATCGGGGCCTTCAAAGATGGTTGTTAATCCGAGAGAGGCGGTCAAGGTAACCATGCGGGTATACCATACGGTGATTTCATGGCAGCATTTGGCTGACCGGGTTCCAGATCACCATCCTGTTGGAGTTCTCGTACTTCGCCTAGATGGTAAAGAGGTGGCGTTTGACATCACTTACAGAGACGTTAGAAAGCAGGAAGTAACGAGGCGTCAAAAACTCCCCATTCTTTCAACTAACAGTCGTTTAACACTGTCGCCAGCGTCTGGTATTCAATTGCTGCGATCCGACCGAGAATTGATCAGCGCCATCGGATTCACCGTTTCTAATTCGCATATTCAGAGACGAAATATCGTCGCCAACATCCGAGCAACTTTCACCTTTTCCCATTTTGAAGAGGAAACCTTCAAGGTAACCGGACTATTCGGGCCTGCCAGGATTGACGCATCAACACCATTTACGGCTGAACAAAGCGTCTCTTTATGCCAAGGCGATGTACGTCATCTCTTTCTCGCCGCGCACAGAGATGCGCTTCCTATGATGGCTGTTGACCGAACGAAATATTATACGCTCTCAGGATGGCCGTTCAATGAAGAGAATGAGAAGCACATCGATGAGGTTGAGTGGTCGGTTACTATTCAGTTGAATACCGATTCTCCAGAAGATGATATTGAGCGTAAGTTGATACTACAAGTATCGCCGCCGCCGCGAACAGGACTATCGCTAAGTCCTATGCAGCCATTGTCGAGCTAACTCTTCCCAAGGAAACTATTTCTTGAATCGACCACACATGAGAACTCAGACCAGCAGCCATGGGAGCCCATTCATAGGCTCAGTAGTGTCTTTCAAATCTGCATTGCGATATTCGGGGGTGCGGCTGTGGATCGGGTAATTCAGGGCATTCTTGCCGTTTTCACATCTCCTAATCTGCCTTGGTGGGGGGACATGCTAATGGCGGGGGCTTGCTGTGGGGTGATCTTTTTGCTTGTGTCTTTTGGTAGTAAAAATGCGGTAAAGAGCCAAAGCGGGGATCATCTGCAACTTCAGATTCATTCGGCGATCTGGGGGACCGACGCCAGCCATTCTCAGGTTGGCGGAACAATTGACGGGAAGCCACGAAACGCCCTTGCGTTTTTCGTTAATCAAGACGCCTTCCCGCTTCCCGATCCGGCGCACGGTGTTGACGAGAAGTACGTTGAAGTGAAGTATTCGTATACGGGAAGTGGTCCAAAAACTATTCGGCGTAAGCAGGGTGAATGGATAGTGCTACCGGAAGATCCGGTGTTGCTGAAAAGGATCGAAGACAACTTCGCCCAGTACCTAGAGGACAACGAAGAACTGAGCAAGGGTAAAATCGCGAAGCGCGATGCAGTTACAGCATTAACCCGCACCGCTAAGTTGCTGATCGAATATAAGCCCTCGCAAATCGGAAAGACCGAGCATCTCATTTTCGTCAACGATGGTTCCGTGACGATTCAGGATATTGTCGTAGGGCCGCTTTTATGGGGGTGTGGCTTATTGAGGCGAGAGATCAGTCTGCACAACGTGGTTGGTCCATTGATGGCAGGCAAGCAAGTCGAATGTAAGACAGTGTTTTTGGAACGACAAGGGACCAATCAGATCATCTTGGAACTACCAGACATGCTAAAGCAGATCAATCGACAGTTGGGCGTGGACGCTAAGGCGATCGTCCATGTTCAGTATAAAGACTCTAACCAGAATGAGTTCTCGATAAACTTCTCGTTATCTATCGATCTGTATGATCGTGTGGTTTGGAATCCCGAACAGGTGCAGCTTGAGAGCGCCGCAAAGGGGATGCTTTGAGCACCTGCTTTAACATCTTCTCGAATCGCCGATATTCAAGCGGCTTCTTTGCCTTCGTTGGCTTTTTGCTTTCCTCGGCCTTGTCGTTTTTGGGTTCCGGCATCCGAGTCACCCCTTCACCCGCGCGTAGGTCAGATAACCGCCGTTTTCTGTCCGATGCTGAGTACGTTTGCCATAAAACAAGCATACCATACCGTTCTGGCATGTCAATAGGTAAGCGCAACCAAATAAAGCTATTTTTCTGGTTTCTTTTTCCCCCATCTTTTTTCAGCCGCAAGCTTCCCCATTTGGCTACGTTGTTCGGCGGTCAAAAGTTCCATGCGGCGTTTGCCGCCTGTTTTGCCGCCTTTTCTGCCCATAGCGGCCATAACTTGAGAGACCAGGGAGCGGCTCACGGTTACCTCTTCGTACTCGCCCACCGATTCAAGAACTACGCGGCGGGCATTTTGAACTTGATCCAAATGTTTAACAGTGCGTTTTGGCATACGCCTTTAGCGTTGCACGGTTCGCGCGGAGCGTCAAGGGGGCTTTTGTTGGCTTTATGATTCAAAGTGCTTGCAGTGAATTGAGACCACTACCGAACAGAGAGACACGCGAACCTGAAAGCGTTCGACCAAGGGAAGAAACTGCGCCCCAGAGAATTGCACAACGCCCCACCCGCACTAGCTGGATTGCGAAATTGTTTCTCCTGGTCGGGCGCTCCGACTCAGAACGAAGCCACACAGCCGAAGGAGGCTAAAGAAAATGCAAATCCATAAACTCGGAAAACGCGCACCCCGCATCGATCACCGAACACTGCACATGGCCCGCTACCGAATCCCTGGAGCCATTTCAGTACCACCGGAAGTCTCCTGGGTGACAAAAGTATCAGCTTGGCCGATGATGTTGAACGATTCACTGGGCGACTGCACCTGCGCCGCGGCTGGTCACATGATCGAACAGTGGACAACCTACGCAGGTTCACCCTTCACGCCGCCCGACTCCGCGATTCTGACGGCCTACGAAGATCCATCTGTGGGCGACTACAACCCGAACGATGCGTCGACCGACAACGGCGCCGTGATGCTCGATGTATTGAACTACTGGAGGCAAACCGGCATCGGCGGACACAAGATATTCGCGTTCATGAAAGTGAACCTGGCGAACATGGACGAAGTGCGGGAAGCCGTATACCTGTTCGGAAACGTCTACTGGGGCGTCCAGTTGCCAGCAAGCGCGCAAGGGGCAGACTCCTGGACCGTGCCTGACGGTGGTGTCGCATCGCCCAACGGATCGCCGGGGAGCTGGGGCGGGCACTGTGTGCCGATTGTTGCGATGTCGCCTGAGACGCTCACCTGTGTTACGTGGGGAGAGACGTTGAAGATGTCGCACGGGTTCTTTTCGGATTACGGAGATGAAGGATACGCCGTCTTGTCGCTCGACTGGATTGAGAAGAACGGGCTATCTCCAGGTCAGTTCAATCTGAAGCAATTGGAAGCTGACTTGAAGATTGTGACGGCTTGATTTTGGCCTTTTAGGGCCGCGTGGCTTCGTGGCTGGTTTGGTGCGTACGACCAGGAGGGATGTTTTGAACAGACGTGATTTATTGAAAACTTTCGGCGTCATCTCGGCGGCGGTGGCCAACGTCAAGTCCGATGAAACGACCTTTGAGAAACTCACGGATTATACCAGCAAACCGCTGGTACCGCGTACATTTCAGCCTTTCACGATGGATGTGGTCAAAGCTCGTTTGTACAGCGCTCTTGTCGTCGATGACACCTTTGTGGAGTACATGCGCACCGATGGAGAGACGGACACATTTGCCGATTACAAGTTTGATTGCCGATTGAAAGACCGGCATCAGTTTTTCAAATACAGCCTGGGAACCCCGAATCCCTACGACACACCGTGGGTGAAGCCGGGCGGGACGATCACATACGCAGATACGAACATGAATCAAGACTGCCGGCTCAATGCGCCGGAAGCATTCATGATTCAGCGCGTCGGGCTGGTATTCTCTCCGAAGTGTGATCCTGTATCACGTTCGACGTTCATCGAAAATTACTCAGTCGCCGTCTGGATGGGCTGCAAACACTTCTTTCGGTGCCCGATAGCGGAATGTTTCTCTATCGGAGAGCCGGTCAACAAACAGTTTCATGAACTCCCCGAGAAGGGAAGCGTCGAACTTCTTCCGCTTCCACTGATCGTCGAAAACCAGATCCCTTTCTTTGCGGAGATTCAGGGCAATCCATTCCGTTCCGGTTACCTCAAATGTTGGGTTGTCTACGAGGGACTTCATGCGCGCGGCATTCAATAACTTCTCCTGGTCGAACGCTCTAAAATGGATGCGCAGACTCATGCCGACTGAGGCCAAAACATGGTCCTTTTTGTTGTTTTCATCGTTGTGTTTCGGTCAGAGCCTCTCGCCCACCCTCTCAGAGCCCTTTTCCTATCCCGGCTCGACCGTCATTCTGACACTTTCCTACGCGAACAACGTGACAAACGCAGGAATCGCAGGTTTTTCCTGGACCATCACAATGCCTACCGGCTTCACAATGGGAACGCTGGTGCAAGGCGCTGCAACGATTGCCGCCGGCGAAACCGTTCAGTGCAATCCGGCAACCTTCACCTGCACCACAAGCGCGCAGACGACGAACAGCTACGCGCCCGGTGTGGTAGTGATTATTCCAATCACCCTCACTGCCGCGGCGCCCGTCGGTCCTCAGCAAGTCTCCCTCACGAACCTGGTTGCGAGCACATCCGCAGGTACTGCCGTGCCGATTTCGACCACGCCCACCACAATTCAGGTGGATGCTTCGACCGGCACAACGCCCTGGTTCAGCGTGTCGATCGGGCAGGCAACGTGCCGGGCTTCGAAGGTTGCGCAGACGCCGATCCGCATATCCTGGGTGTGTTTCAATCTGTACGGAGCGAACTCGGGCTCCTACACGGCGGATTTGAACAACGGAGGAAACGGCACGGATTATTTCGATATCGGGATCAACTCATTCGCGCTTACGACGTCAACGGTTCCCGATGCGTTTTTGCGTTGCACGTTGCAGATCAATGCGACTTCGAGCACGGTGACGATGTTGAACGGGGCGACGGTACCGGCTAATTCAGCGGCGTATAATTGTTCTGGTTATTCTCAGAGTGGGCCGATGGTGCTGAGTTGGCCATGATGGTTTGGCCTCAATGTAGTTGCGGCTTCGCGGGTGCGCGGCTCCGTTCGACCAGCAGGGGCTTGTGACTTCGTGGTGTTGGAGTTTCATAATTGACGTCCCTAGCGAGTGGGATCGTTGTCGGACTAGCAACAGGAGAGGTCAAGTCGGGGAGCGCTGCATTCGTTCCGGGGAAGTTCGGAGCGGGCGTTTTAAAGCGGGATGGACCAGCGGTAGGTCATCGGGCTATAACCAAAGAACCATGGACCGTGCATCTCCATACGTTGTGGGAGCTTGAGCGAAGGTCGCGAAAGCCATAACCACTGCTATGCCCAAAGTGCGTTTGTGTTTCATCACTAGTTGTTTCGGCGGCAACCACGTCAAACTGTAGAGGGCGCTGGATTCCTCCGATAAGATTTCCAGCGCCCGTTTTGCGCTTACCTACGATTGATGTAAGCGGCTATGATGGTTGCGACTCCGGTAATGACTGCTCCAACGAGCACGGCATTATCGGAATCCGACATCGTGCTTTGCTCTTGCTTGGTAGGCGCGGCAAAGCACGGTGCATAAAACTGAGGCAGCAATACAAATTTTGAAATTCGCATTCTCCTCCCTTTCCCCGGACACACGTCCGGCCAGGGCCATGGATTGACGATTCGCCCGATACGGGCTAGGATAGGAACTGGTTAGGGTTTCCATCCGGCCATCCAACGGCCAAAAACACTTCGGGCCGATTCTGCTCTAACAGGATCGGCCCTCTGTATTTTCGAATTATAACGCTTTTCTCTTGCCGCGCTTCTGGCGCTGGCGTTCCTTTTCAGTCAGCACTCGGTCGATTCTCCGCGTCCTTACCAGTGACCTGATTCCACGTCAGCCGCTTGCCAACGATCTGAGACAGCGCCGACTTGAAGCGGTCGAAATCGGTAAGAGGGTTTCCGTTTTCATCCTTGCGGTTTGTTGAAGCGGAAAGCCTGTTCGTCTAGGTAGCGGAACAGGTGGAAGGGCTCCACGCTAGTTCGTCAGAACAAGATCGGATCGGCTATTCTGAAATACGTGGTCGGTTCCTAAGGCTCGGGGCGGGAGACCGCTCCAGACTCAGAGTGAGCATCGGATTGAGAATCCTGAACAGATTTTTACCCGAGAGATTCACTAGCACAAAATGCCGAAGTGACAGGCAAGGCAAACAAAGCGGAAATCTTTGGTTCGAATCCAAAGCGGGCCCCCAAAACTTTTTATGGCCCGCTGGCGAAGTGGTATCGCGCCGCGATTAGATTGAAAGTGCGACAAGGCATAGGTCTTGAAAACCTATTACTTTTGGTCCTTGCGACCATCGCGGGGCGGTTCTCAGGCACGAGGGGCGCTCCTTTAAAATCCAAGCCGCAAAACCCCTCCTGGTCGAACGTTCCATCGGTCGCGTGAAACCCCTATCTCTTTGAGGCCAAAATCATGTAAAATACACCCCATGCGGACTCTGAAATATCTGCTCGTCCTTCTGATCGCCCCCATCTGCTTTGCCCAAGGAATCCCTAACTGTACGTTGAATTTCACGCTGAACGCAGCCAGTCACACCAGCGCAGTATTCCCGAACAACCCACCTGCTTGCGACAAATGGACACTGACGGTCTATCACACAGGAACACCGGGCACATTCTCGTTACTGTTTCAGAGCGCTCCTCCCGGACTGAGTTCGTCGACTCCCGGAACCTGGATCACCTACCCTGGTGCCACAGGATCAGGCAGCGCGAACCCGGTCACTTCCGATTCGGTAAATACGTTTACGAACGGCAATTCAGCGACAGCATTTTTGCGAGTGTTGGCAAGCGGGCTTTCCGGTACAACGGTAGTTTATGGGCAATTGCAAGGGTCTCAGACGGTGATCAGCAAGGGAGGCGGGGGAAGTGGTGGAGGAGCACAGACAATAGCAGGTACAACGAACGAGATTGCAGTTACTGGCCCCGGATGTACGCCCACCAACACCGGAACCTGCACGATCAGCATCCCAACAAATCCGGTATTGCCTGGGAACGCGAGTGCTACCGGAACGTTCACAGCGGCGGGGTTGATTTCGAGCGAATCTTTCAGCGGCAACCTTATATTGAACGGCCTGACTTCGGGTCAGGTGGTGCTGGCCGTGGACGACGTGGCGGGGACGGCAATCGTGTATGTTATGCCTTCGACGAACGGAACCGCTGGGCAGTTTTTAGAGGATAGTGGTTCGGTGACATGTCCAACCTTACCGGCTGGATCGCCGTCAACATGTCATCAATTAGTTTGGACGGCGGGCATGATTACGGGCGGAACCTGCACGAATCAAGCCGTGACGGTTATCAGCACTACCGGCGTGCCGACATGCACTTCCCTCACCCCTGTCTTTTTCGCGGCCTTCAGCGCGGATAACATCCTGGGGAATTTCACCGGTTCATCCGCCGTCCCCAGCACGCAGGCGATTCCCGCCTGTGCGAACGATGGGAGTCACGCGCTGGTTTATCCCTCGCATACTTTGACGTGCGAAACAGTGACAGGCGCCGGCGCGTCAGGCGGCGGCACTTCGGGCTGGTCCGGGCTGCCCCTTACCTTCATCTCCACTACGACTCAATTCGCGGCTCCCGTGGGCGGGGCGTTAACCAGCGCTACGGAATCAGTTGTACAACTGAAAGCATCGGCTACCGCCACGATTACCAATTTGCAGGTAACCCTCAGCGCGGCTTTAGGCGTTGCCGCAACGTTGGCGGTCACCCTGCGGGATGGTGGCTCATCGATGGCGCTCACCTGCACGACGACATCGGGGGGCTCCACTTGCACCGATACGACCCACAGCGTCAATGTCACACTCGGAGATTTACTCAGTTTTCAGCTTGTCTCGGCTGGCACGGTTACAGCGGGTCTACCTCAGATCGAGATTTCTTACGCAGTAGGGACCAGTGGCGTGGGACTCACGGGAACTCCGACTAATCACGGTGTGGTGATCGGAACCGGGGCGAACAATGTTAACTCGACTACGGCAGGGAGCGTGGGCCAGGTGCTCACTTCGAATGGTGCGAGCGCGGACCCGACCTTTCAGGCGGCAAGCGGAGGCTTCGGACCAATTGTCACCCCCAGCTATGTCCAGACCGCGCAGACCACAACGACGAATTGCCCCACATTTGTAGATCTTGCGACGGCGGACACAGTCACATTCAGCCTCTCAGCTACGACCAATATCGTCCTGCAATATATGGCGCAGGTTTCCGACAGCGCTGGCAATGGAGAACTGCAAAACCAAGTGATGGTTGATGGCTCCCTGATTGCTGGAACGCTGCAAAAATGCGACCAACAAGGATCAAATTTTATTTGGACATGTCCCGCGAGTTATGCGGCCTCTCTCGGATCTGGCAGCCATACCATCAAGGTTCAGCATTGCGTGTTGACCTCGGGAACCGGAACCTGGTCCAACCGTCTTTTGACCGTGATGAGTACACCATAGCCTTCTCCTGGTCGGGCGATCCCGACTCCCACGAAGCCACTCAAGCCCTAGGAGGCCAAACCATGAAACGCCTTTTCCTGATAGTCCTTCTAACCACCCAACTCTTCTCCCAGCCCATCCCGATTACCTCGAACATCACAGCCTACTGGAAATTCGATGAATCATTCCCCACCAACTTCACGGTGCTTCCAATCTACGCCGATGCAACGGGGCGGGGAAACACTCTCACCGTTTTCCCGGATCAGCGCGCCCAACCGTCCGCGTTACCCTTTCGGCTTGGGGCAAACGCGACGGGCGGGCAAACGCTCGATGGAAGCATGGCAGGTTGCGGGAAGTGGAACCGCGCATGGACGAGTGGCGAGCTAACGGCTCTGGCGGGCGGCGAAATGTGGCCCTTCTCGACCACTACCAGCCTCCAGGATGCCAAAGCTTTCTATCTGCTCAATGAAGCGAGCAATTCCGCGACGTATGCGGATGCAACGGGCCGGGGAAACACTCTGACTAGGTCAGGGATTACTACGCAAGTAACAGGGCCAGGTGGATCAGGACATGGAACTAAATTCACATCCGGCGCCTACCTGGAAGCCAATCCTCCGACATCGGATCTCCAAAGCGGCAATTTCACTTTCAGCGTGGGATGCTGGGTCAACCTGAACACCAAGCCCAGCGGCGGGCAATCCGTCATGTGGGGGCAAGTAACACTTTCCGGAACTCCTCATACGGGCGAAGTGATCTACTACCAGGGAACGACGGATAATTTCAATATCGACCTCGGAAACGACGTAAACCTGTTCGCCAACGGCGTGCTGCCGATCAGCGGGACTACCCCGGCGACGGGGACTTGGTATTTCGTCGGATCGACCTTCAACGCTACCAGCTCGATTATGGCGGGAACGGTGAACAACGGAACGGCGGCGACATTCGCGCGGAACATCCAACCCGGCGCGGTGCCTGCAAAAATCAACAATGGTGCGCAGTTCTCGGCGATCTTTCAGTACAACAACACTTTAGCTCCCGGTTGGGATGCGGCCGTTGTTTCGAGCGCGCAAGGGGCGACATCGAATGATGTGACGTTCGGAAACAATTCGCGCACGGTCTGGTTTTGGTTCAAGGCTACGAACACGACGCCGGTCCAAACACTTGCCGGGTTCTACGATCAGGCAACCACGAATATCGATTGGCTCGTGCAGCTCGCGGGCGGCCAGTTGTTTTTTTTGATCGGCAACGCTGCCGGGAGTTTTCAGGACTGCTCCGTCGCGTTTAGCGACACGTCAACATTTCACCTCATCGTCGCGTGGTTCGATGCGGGATTTCAGACTCTTTCACTGAATTTGGATAACGGAGCGTCTTCGTGTTCGCATGTGCTCAGCAGCTTGACGCCGGCGACGACTACGTATCCCTTGTACATTGGATCCAACAAAAACAGCGGAGTCGCGGCGGGCGCTGCCCAACAGTTTCCTGGCATCATCGACGAAATGGGAATTGCGGACGGAACGCCGTCAACTTCGGATCTGAATATATTATGGAATGGCGGGGAGGGATGGACTTTTCCGGTTTCCGGAACATCGGGAGCTGCCATGCGGGGATCTTCCGTGCTTCGTGGGAATGCGGTGATTCGCTGATTTTGGCCTCATTCGGCATGTGGGCTTCGATCAGCAGACAGCGCCCGGCCAGGAGATGGGTTTTCTCCCCTCGAAGACGGGCACCGTCTCCTGGTCGAACGGTAGAGCGGGCGGGTGAAACGGAAAACTACGATGAGGCCAATGCATCCATCTTGTCAAAATCGAATAGCGTTGGACTCGTTACCTTCTGTTCCATCGCTCTGAGGTATCCCACTCCATCCGCCCAATACTCGGAAGAGGTGCGGCCGAAGGGTCAAACTGGCACTTTCCGAACCCCGCTCGTCCGCGATTACCACCTTGGATGCCAAAAACTCGCTATAGGTCGGTTTTTTGCCCACTTCCCTCGCGTGGGACGAATCGCCGGAGGCTGTCTGGACTTCCGGGATGGGGCGCGGCTCCGACTCGTTGTAGGGCGTTTTTGGGCTGTTCATAAAACCTCCCTGCATTTCAACACGGATCGGGATTGAAAACAATGGTACTTCTAGGCCATTGGTACGGTGTTTACAAATCAGATGTTTTCCGATAGACTCCGTTCCATGGTTTGGCCTCATCGGGCATGTGGCTTCGATGGCAAGCCGGATCGTTCGACCAGGAGGGGTTTTGGATGGCTTTCGACTTGCAAGTTGTGGTGAACGGCGCGGTGGAAGCGGCGATGAAGGACGGCGGACCCGTTGAGAAGTTGGTTTCCGAACAGGTGAATAAGGCGATTGCGGAAGCGTTCATGTCGCAGTTCCGAACCTATTCCGATTTCGGAAAGGCGGTCCAGAAGGCAGTTGCCGACGCTCTCACCTTCGACCCGAATAAATTCGATATCCAGCGGTATCACCTTCTGATTCGGGATGTCGTCAAGAAGCGCGTTGAAGAAAAGATGACGCAGGAGTTCGCGGTAGAACTGGACAAGTTGCTCGCGGATCTTCATGAGCCCGTTCCCGCTGAACTGAAACTGTCGGAACTGGTCGCGGCGTTCATTGAGCATTTCGAAAAGGACAGTTACGCGCGCAAACAGGCCGACCGCGTTTCGGTGAAGGTGGGGACGACAGACTACGGATTCACGCACATCTACTTGTACCCAGACGGGAGCCAGAAGAAACCATACTCCTCTCACTACGACATGGGCCTCCACCTGGACAAAGAGGGCGTCGTCTACTCCGTGGTGATTAACGGCGAATCGATTGATAAGAAGTTCTTTCTCTCCAGAAAACGAGGCTTCGAGCGGCTGCTGGTCGGCCTCTACATGCAAAAAAGCAGGATCGTGCTGGATTCCTACGATAGTGCCTACAAGGAAGAGCCGGAGGATGAATGCAGTTGCGCATGATGAGGCGCGTCACCATAAAGAGTGAGCAATTCACTAGTTCCGTTGTTCTCGTTCGACCGCCATATCCGAAGGTCGGCGACGAAGTCACTGGGCATCTATGCGGCGTCCCTGTGAATGGGATAGTGACCGCCGTTAAAAAAGAGACGGGATTTATCATAACCCCTCCTGGTCGGGCGAACAAACGTCGCGCGAAGTCAGCGAAGCCGATGGAGGCCAAACCATGAAAACCGCTGCGATCTATGCCCGCGTCTCCACATCAGACCAATCCGCAGAATCCCAACTGAGCTCCCTGCGTGACTACGCATCCCGAAGAGGCTTTTTCGTCTACCGGGAATACACCGACCACGTGACCGGCGTCATTTCCAAACGAAAAGAGGGGAAGGGAACCGAGTATCAGGCGCTGATGCACGACGCGAAGCAGAAGCGGTTCGATGTAGTGCTGGTCTGGAAGTTCGACCGCTTCGCACGTTCGCTCAAAGCCCTGATCGAAGGCCTTCAGCTTTTCCAGGAGTTGGGCATCGACTTCGTTTCGGTGACGCAGGACATCGACACGACGGTTTCGATGGGCCGGTTCTTCTTTCAGATCGTCGGTGCCTTCGCGGAGTTCGAACGGGAGATGATTGTAGAGCGGGTGCGGAGCGGTTTGGATAACGCGCGAAAGAAGGGTGTGAAGTTGGGAAGGCCGCGCGCACATCCGCCATACGTGGAGCAGGTTGTCCTCGAACGGTTCAAGGCAGGAGATTCTTATCGGGAGATTGGAAAGGCGGTGGGCATGTCCAGAAACTCAGCGTATGCGATAGTACAAAGGCTCAATGGGTTGGCCTCATCGGGCTTGCCGTCTGCGGCCGGGAGCGGGAGCGTTCGACCATGAGGGGTTTTGGTGAGAAGCGCGTCAAAGGTCGCCATAAGATGAAGAATCGCAAACTGAGAAAAAATCCTGCGTTTCTGACGCTCGGCAAACTCCCCGATTTAATGCCGGTCGGGTCCGTGATCCCGATTGATATCAACAAGGTTCAGGACGACGGTTTTTCTCGGATGGCCGCTGACCTGATGGTTTCGGCGTCTCTAGTGAATGCAACCCCGGGCGAGAAAATGCTGATCGCCGCTGTCATTCCGAGCTTCCTCAAAATGATTCGTCCGAAGAAGAAGTCCAACAAGATCTCTAAAACCCCTCCTGGTCGAACGGACGGACCAGAAGCGCAGCACACAGCCGAATGAGGCCAAAGAAAGAAAGGAATTGATTCATGTCCCTAATCACAGTCCCATCCCCCCTCCCCGTGCCCATGCCCGGTGGAGGCCCACGCAATGGATACCAGTGGCGATTTAACCAGCGCTACTACGCGAAACGCATTCCCGCCCTCCAGCCGTTTTCCTACGGCCTGGCGGCGGCATTTTTCCCCAACCGAACCGCGCTGACGCAGGAGCAACTCACGGCGCTGGCCGATAAGTTGTATGACTGGGTCGCACCTGGTGGCCCCGGCGTGTACGGGCCGGAGCACGTCGATTTCGACCAGCAGACGGATTATTGGCAATGGGACCCGTACGGTACAGCGTACGAACGGCTGGTCGTGTACGGGTATGAGCGGGTTCCCATCGGAACGGGGAACACACTGCAGCCGATTGAAGTGGTGAATCCGGCAGACTTGCAGGGGCCTCCGGTTCCTGGGAAGTATTTGCTGGTAACGTGTGACATAAATTTGCTTTGATGATTTGGCCTCATCGTAGTTGAGGCTGCGATGGGGCCTTTCGAGCGTTCGACCAGGAGGAGTTTTGTGGAACTCGATAAAGTGGGGACATTGATAAAAGGCACCGAGCATCGGGACGCAATTCACGTTGCAATCGCCCCGGTATTCGCCGGAGAGGTTATAAACCCAGGAGAGCATGTGGGCTTTCATGTCGGCGATGCGGCCACCGTATTTCGGGAATCATCTGAGATCGAAGCTATTGGTATTGTTGATCCGTATCTGAGAAGGGCCGTCGAAATAGGCCAACGATTCTTCATCTTTTTGTATCCTGGCACAGTGACATCTCTCAGGCACCAATGGACCCACCCCGCGTTCAGGGAACCTGACGAAATTCCTGAGTCGGAACAATACCTGCGGATGTTCGCCGCTAGGAATGATTCCACTTACGAAGATATTTTAGAAGGCCTGTTCCGCGGGGATGATGAGCGAGAGATTCCGGGAGAGTTCTGGTACCACTTTCGAAAGGTGACCGGAAAGGATGTTCCTGAAAATGAACGACCCTACTTCTTTCGTTGCTACTGCTAGGCAGATAACCCCTCTTGGTCGAACGCTCCAACCCACCCGCGCAGACCGATGCCCGATGAGGCCAAGATAAAAAACACAATGCCGTTGGACCCACTCGCCCTATTGCACAAACAAGGAAAGGAACTGCTCAACGTCCTTTCCTCCGGCCGCGAATCCTCGGATCTTATCCCAGCGAAGGTCCTGGAGCAACACATCGCGATTCTAGGAAAAACCGGCAGCGGTAAAAGTTACACGGCCAAAGGCATAGTCGAAACCCTCCTGGCGCAAAAACAGCGAGTGTGCGTAATCGATCCCACGGGCGTCTGGTGGGGACTTAGATCCGATTCAACCGGGAAGAAACTGGGATTTCCTATTATCGTGCTAGGAGGGGAGGGGGATCTGCTCCTGAACCCGGACCACGGCGCCGCGATTGCGGAGATCATCGGAACCACCGACACATCCGCTATTCTCAACACCCGCACAATGACGATCAAACAGCGCACGGGCTTCTTTGCCGATTTCGCGGAAACGCTGCTGCGAAAGAACACCGGGCCTTTGACGCTGGTGATCGACGAAGCCCACCTGTTCATGCCGCAGACCCGGCCGGGAGACGTCGCCGGTACACGGATGCTCGACGCGGCGAACAACCTGGTCAGCCTCGGCCGCGGAATCGGGCTCCGGATCATCCTCATCTCCCAGCGGCCGGCGAAAGTGCACAAGGACAGTTTGACGCAGGCGGAAACACTGATCGTTATGCGCCTGATAGCCCCTCAGGATCGCAGAGCCGTCGAAGATTGGATCGGCGAGTGGGCGCAGCCCCATGAGGGCCGGGAATTGCTGCGATCGCTCCAGTCGCTTCCTACGGGCGAAGGATGGCTTTGGGCTCCGGAGCTGGGAATTCTCGATTATGTCGAGTTCCCGCGCATCAAAACCTACGATTCGAGCCGGGCGCCCGATGGAACGAAGCGGTTGACGGAGCTGCCAGCGTTGCGGAATGCTGTGGACCGGCTGAATGTCCAGGTGATTGCGGAGCGGTTGAAAAACGTTCCCCCTCCTGGTCGGACGGACAAACGGAGGCGCAAAGACGAAGAGTTGAGGGAGGCCAATGAATCGGCCTCTTCGGGCTCTGATCCTTCGACCGATCTTCCTACCGTTCGACATGGGCAGGCTTCGGAAGGGCCGAAAAGTGGCTCCTAAAGCCTGGTACAACGAAATAGATCCGAAGAAAGCGGCATGGCTTCGAGAACTGATCAAGCGCGGACTGATCGCGCCAGGAGACGTGGATGAACGATCAATTGCCGATGTTCGGCCCGCCGACCTTGCCGGATACACCCAATGTCACTTCTTTACCGGAATCGGCATCTGGAGCTACGCGCTCCGTCTCGCCGGGTGGCCCGACGAAAGGGAAGTCTGGACGGGCTCCTGCCCCTGCCAGCCCTTCAGCGCGGCCGGCAAAGGTGAAGCGTTCGACGACGAAAGGCATCTTTGGCCAGAGTTCTTTCGACTCATCGAGGCACGACGACCTGTCGTATGCTTTGGCGAACAGGTTGCGTCGATCGACGGACTCGCTTGGCTCGACCTTGTTCAATCTGACCTGGACCGTGCGGATTACACCTGCGGGGCGGTCGATCTGTGCGCTGCGGGCGTCGGAGCCCCTCACCGAAGGCAGCGTCTTTATTGGGTGGCCGACACCGCGATCGTCGGGAGGCGGTCCAGATTTCGCAATCGAGCAGCGGCAGGAGAGCGGGGGATTGAGTCTTCAAACGCCTGTGGCACTGTCGGGTTGGCCCACGAGTCGCGCGGAGGACGCGGAATCGTCGGGAATGAGGCACAGCCGGGGAGTGGCCGACACGTTGACGGCCGTGGCTGCGTTGACGGGATGGGGAACGCCGGCGGCGCGGGATTGGAAGTCGGGGGACGCAAGTCAGGAGACGCTGGACAAGAACGCGCGGCCGTTGACCGAACTGGCGAAGCTGGCAGGATGGCCAACCGCAACTGCGACGGACGGGCAGCGGGGCGGGGAGCAGACGGAGGAGATGAGCGGTTCGTCCCTGACACAGTGGGCGAAGAATGGCGGGATGGGGAACGCCGAAAGCATCGGACGGGGAAGGCGGGCGAGATTGAGCGGATGGGTGACTCCGAAGAAAGCCGACGGGGAGCAGGGCAGCGAATCGATGATGCGGGGCAACCTGACGCTGTTGGGCGAGGCCCGGTTAACGGCTTTTGGCGAGACTCCGATTGGGTACTTACTCGGCCCCAACGGGTGGGAGATCGTCCCGGCTTGCGGCCAGTTGAGCCCGGCTCATTCCCGCTGGCTAATGGGTCTTCCGAGCGCGTGGGACGATTGCGGGGTTACGGCGATGGCATCGTTGCGCAGTGCGCGCAAGCGTTCATCGAAGCATACCTGTCCCTCACCGCCACAACGGACCATGCACCGGAGCCGGAATGTAGCCCACAAGGTACGACAACAGAATGATCAGGAAAATCACGGCGACGATCACCCGAACGATCTGACCGATGGGAACGGGCATTGGGATCATGTCGATGATCCACCAGACCACTGTGAAAATCAGGCCGATGATCAGGAGCGTGACGAGCATTCCAATAAGACCTGTGAGCATGGAAGCACCTTCAGGTAGTGAGATCCTCGAAACGGCTTTTTGTTTCGGCCTCCGTCGGCTTCCTGGCTTCGATCAGCAGACAGCGCCCGACCAGGAGATGGTTTTTCTACCCGCGAAGATCAACACCTTTCTCCTGGTCGAACGGGTATAGCGGGCGCAGAAACACCAAAGCCCGATGAGGCTAAAGGCAAGGATAAAGCTTCTTACCCACCATATACACTACAATCTGAACCGGAAGCAGAGCGGGATTTGTTACTTCCGAGTAGAAATCAATTTGCAGTTGCGAATCTTTCCGGTAGAACAGCGGCGGAACCACTGCCCCGTTTTCATAAGGCGAGCCCGGCCCTCCGTTGTAGAAAATATCCATGATCGGAATGTTGGAGAGGGTGACGAAGTTGTGATCGTAGACCGATAGCGCGCAGATCGGGGAAGTGATCACTTCGGCGCCGCCGCCAGTTAAAAACTGGGGAGTGAACGTCTGGAAAGCGCTGTTCACGGGCGCGGTAAAAAGCACAAGCGCGGCGACGGCCGGGATTGCGTTCAGAGCAACTACCAAGTCCCCGGTGAGCCCATCGGATAATCCGCCACTGTTCGTTTGTAACCCCACCGTGATCGCGTTTCCAACCACCGTAGCTGTGACGGGTTGACTTGGACCAAGCGTGACGAAGGCGACCGATATCAAATTGCCGGTAGGACCCGCAACTTTCGCAGTCACAACCACTGTGCCAGCTTCGGTCGCAAACGTCGTGCTGGCGGCCGACTGCTTCATGATGATCAACTGGTGCAGTTCAAAGTCGTAATTGTTGATCGGCGTGTAGGTTGTGACTGGCGCGGAGGGAGCGGTCTGCGTCAGCGTTGCGGTCGTTTGGTAGGTGAAGGATCTGGGCTGATTCTTGTAATTCGGGTTGTGAACATTGCCCGGCAGACGTCGGACACCCTGGAACGCGAGCTGCGCCGTCAGATTCTGGGAGGGAAGCGAAATCCCATACAGATCGAAACCGATTTGCCCGGTCTCCGGATACCACTCCTCGGGTGCGATCGCCAGCTCGGGGCTGTTTGGTGCCTGGACCGGGTTTGAACTCTGGTAAACGCCCTGCGAGGCGCGCATGATCTGGAATTGGCCGGTTCCGTTCGTTGCGAGAAGGCGGTTCAATCCGACTACTCGCCGGACTGCGAAGTCTCCGTAGCCTCCCTGGATGTATACTTGCTGGTTTTGATAGTTGTTTCCATTGGTGAGAGAGGATGCGTTGAAGGCGTAGGTGTACGGAAGATCGTAGTAGCCTGGCGGGGGTGTGTAGGGCCGGGTTTTCATGGTTTGGCCTCGCCCCACTTCCCGGCTCGCTCAATTCGATACTTCTCGACAGCGACCGCTTTTCCGCGCACGCCATCTCTTCCACGCCAGCAGAGAGCCAGTAGCAGGCACCCAAATAACGGGCGGTTTGTGCTCACAGACCACTCCTGGTCGAACGGAGCCAAGTCCGCGCGAAGCCCGAACTGCGATGAGGCCAAACCATTATTCGCACGGATACAACTTCCTGCCTACCAGATACGCAACCACCTGAGCCGGTCCTGCTTCGAACACGTAAACCGGATTCAACCCGCTTCCATGAATCGGTTCATTGCCGACAAACACCCAACCTCCCGTTGGCGATCCAGACACCGCAATTCCCATCGCCTGTGTTGGGAACGCCGGATCGGGTATCAGCGTCTGAGACAAAGCCCACGTGTTGCCGGTGAGCGTGTAAACGTAAACCTGGCCGTTGCCTGCGGTCGATCCTGAAAACGGTGCCTGGTAGGCCCCGATGATCAACGTCGAATCATCGCCCGCGATCGAATTCGGAGCCGCGAAAAACTCAGCTCCCAGTCCGGCGAACGGATGAAGCAGCGTTTGCTGCAACGTCCAGACCCCGCCCGCGAGTTTATAAACGAGAGCCTCTTCCGGTCCAAACCCGCCCGTTGCGATCGCGCCAATCACGGCCGTCAAGCCGGTCGATGTCATGTATCCACCGTAGCCTGAGAAGGTGAATCCGGCCGGTGGTGAAATTTCCTGCTCTTGAACCCACGCGCCAGCGACCAATTGGAAGAAATACGCGCGAGTTCCGCCCGCGGCGTTGCCAGTAACGATCATCCAGTTCCCGCCCGAATAAATGTTCAGTCCAAATCCGGCGGTCGTGTCCGCAGCGTTGAATTTCTGTTGCAGCGTCCAGGTACCTGCGACCAGCGTATAGTAGTACACGTTTCCGGGTTGCCCGACGGCTCCACTCGTGGAACGGGTCGCACCGATCAGCAGATTGCCGCTTGGCGAGATAGCGATAAACGCGCCGAAGAAATCCGTAACCGCGCCATCGGTTCCCTGTATCGTTTGGGCAAGTGAGAAACTTCCAGCCGCGAGATTGTAGACGTAAACTGAGCCGCGGGTTGCGGCCGTCGACGGTTCGCCAACGAACAGTTTCGTGCCATCCGGAGAAAATGCAATCGCCGTGCCGTAGGAATCGACTCCGGACGCGGCAGGCTTGTTCAGGGCCTGTAGGAACGTCCAGACGCCGTTGATGTTCTGGTAAATGTCCACCTGCCCGATTTCTGAGCCCGTATTCGTGCGATCATAGGCGGCGGCGTAATTACCCGCAGCGGCGACCGCGACGAACTGGCCGTAATCCGTGCTGGCCGGGCCGGTCGACAGCAGCTCCTGCGTCTGAGTCAACGCGCCGGTGCCGAAGCCATGGTAGTCGATCTGGATCTGGCTGTCCTTCTTGTAAAACAGCGGTGGAACGATCGCGCCATTCTCGTAAGGTGTTCCCGGCGCGCCGTTCAGATAAATATCGACGACCGGGATGTTGGAAATTCCCACCGTGAATTGGTCATAAATTGTGATTGCGCAGACGGGCGACTTGATCACGACGAACAGACCGGAGGAGTTTTTGGAGAACAGCAGGACCTGGTACAGTTCGAAATCGTAATTGTCGACCTTCGTGTAGCTCGAAACGAAGCCGATGCTTTGGCTGGGGAGCGTCACGTCCGCGACGTACGTATAGGATTTCGGCTGAAATTTGTATGAGGGCCGGTGGGATGCTCCCGCGCCTTTGAGCCGACGGACCCCTTGAAACGCAATTTGCGCCGCGATCGGATTCGACGGGAGCAGGACGCCGTACAGATCGAAACCGATTTGCCCGGTCTCCGGATACCACTCCTCGGGTGCGATCGCCAGCTCGGGGCTGTTTGCCGATTGCACCGGGTTCGAGGATTGGTAGACGCCTTGCGAGGCGCGCATGACTTGGAATTGGCCGGTGGGATTGGGGTTCAGGATGCGGTTCAGTCCGACGATGCGGCGCGCGGCGAAGTCTCCGTAACCACCTTGAATGTAGATCTGCTGATTCTGATAATTGTTCCCGTTTGTCAGGTTTCCTGCGTTGAAGGCGTAGGTGTAGGGTAAGTCGTAGTAGCCTGGCGGGGGTGTGTAGGGCCGGGTTTTCATGGTTTGGCCTCGTTCTGCCTGAGTGACCCCTCGGCTTGAGACTTCTCGACAGCGTCCGCCGATCGCGTTCGCTCAGCAATTCTACCACTGTCTTTCGATGCGAGAATCAATTGGTCCAATCGGCTGTTCAGGGATAAATGAATCTCCCGGATGCTGGATTTATTATGCAGACCGACAATCACGCCCAAAATTCCCGGGACTGCGGCGATGAGCGCAACCTGAACGGCATCAGTCATTTTTGGTGGCCCATCAGTTGAATAATATATCCGAAAAGGATGCCGGCGATTGAACCCATACCCCAAACGATCCATTTGAAGTTTTCAAGGGCCCTGACCCGGCTTTCGATGTCTTCCGCTTTTTCTTTAGCGTCGTCTTTCATTTCCTGAAGGGACCTGATGATCCCGGCCAACTGCCAGCCATGCCTTAGCAGTTCGTCGCGATCTTCTTTTTTGAAACAGTTCTCATCGTGTTCATTCATTCTGGGCTCACAAAACATCTCCTGGTCGAACGCTCCAGCATGGAAGCGGAGCCCCGATTCGACTGAGGCTAAAGAATTGTCTAACGTCTCGGATAAAACCATCCAAAAACACCAGCATTTATCGTTCCACCGGCGATCGGCGTGAGAGGCGGAACATTCGCGAACACTTCAATCGTCTGGCCGCTGATCACCCTGGCGATGTAGCGGCCCGGTACCTGAAATGCAGTTTGCAACGATCCATACGTGTTATCCACATCACCGAAGTTTTTGGCATACCGGATGCCGTATTTCAGGCGCCAGACGATCTGGTTCGAGAAATCGGTGTATCCGGCGACTCCCGTCGTCGAAGCGACGAAGCGGTTAATCACGCCATCGTAGCCGGAAGGTACCTGAATCGACAAAATCAGCACGTCGAGACCGGTAAAAACTCCGCTGTCCTGGAAATCGGTGATCGGCAGCCCGTTCATGGGTCCGAATTCGTAGCCGTTCGAAGGCATCGCGAGGGGCGGATCGGGATCATAAACCGGCGCGCCAAGTTCTGGAATTCTGCAACACGATTTCAGTCCGCCGTGCTGCGCAACCCACTGCCACTTTTTCGCCCGACCGATCACTTCGAAGTCGTAGCGATTGGGAATCCACTGAGCCGGAGCAATCAGAGGATTGGACCGCTGAAGCGGCGGCGGCAATAGCGAGTCCGGCAGAATCGGCTGGGGTGACCAGTCGAGCGGAGGGCCAAGCGCGCCTCCTGGAACGCTGATGACGCTTCCAGGGGGTGGCAGGGCGAGGGGTTGGGTTCCGCCATTCGACCAGTAACGCCGGCCGTCAGAACCTTCGCGCCATCCGGCGGGAACTTTGACCACGCTCCCTGGAGGCGTCATCGAACCCGGTAAAACTGTCGGCTGTGTGCCGGGGCCGGTCCATACCAATTGTCCGTTGGGTGAAATCACCCAACCTGCATTTGAGGATATTCCCGGCCCGGAAGTGATGGGGATGTTAATTGGGGGTGCTTGTGTTCCAGTCCAGTACCAGTTTCCATCCGGAGCCATGAGCCAGCCGGATGCTTGGGTGGTTACTGCTCCTGGGGGGATGTTCAGGGGTACTAAATCGCCAAAGCCTCTCATGATTTGGCCTCGTTCTGCATTCCGGCTTGTTCAAGTGTCGACTTCTCGACAGCGCCCTGTTTAGAAACACCGTCCAGGTAGGGACAACCCACCGAACCGTAGTGGATTCCGCCACAATTAGCACACCGTCCGGGCTCCTCTACCTTGGGAATGTACTTCATCGGCTGTTGAGCGCGGACAACAGCGATTCCCGTCATGTCGATTTCGCCCGACGAGTTGAAGCAGTGTCCGTAATCGGCGTCCCGCAACTTGCGGGCGATCTCATCGTACCCGGCGGCGCTGATTTCCAGGGTGACGTAGGTATGGGTGTGGCGGCTCATGTTTTTGGCTCCACGCGAATTAGACTACTGGCGACATGGTTCGTTGGGATTCCGCCGTTTCCCCAATCGACCACGACGCGAGTGGGTGTGAGATTCACGACTACGCCATTTTGACGATTCCTGAAGTATGGATTTTTTCTGACTGGAAGTTTTACTCTGTCTCCTACTGCGAAGTCGCACTGTCGAGCAGTCACAGTTTCACGCGAAGAACCCGACTCCGACGAGGACAAAACATCGAGATCGATACCGTCCACAAGTCCGATCATTAAGCCGGCTCCCCTCCCCACAGGATAAGCTGAATTTGCCTGTCACTGCTCGAAGTGGTCGCAATCTCGACATGCAAAAGACCAGGCGAGGGAACGACCAGCAAGCAGGAAAGCAACTGCTGCTGCGACCAGGTCGGCTCCGCGATCAGTTCCGCCGTCTCCGGCTGCTTCGTGACAAATTCGGAAATCAGCGGAACATCGGTACAGGTTTCGCGGACCTGAAATGAATCCGTGCCTGACGAATCGCCGGTGAACGTGTAGCCCCAGATTGCGGAGCCGGGTTTCATATAGACCTGATATTCGTAGGAGTCGAAGGCAGGGATTTGCTGCGACTGCGTGTCGTTCGGGACACACCAGGATTTGGAGCGGTAGGCTTTCAATCGTCGGAGAGCGTTGTACTGCTCGATGGCCAGTGCGCTGAATTTCAAATTGCACCGCTGCAAGGTTTTGAGCACGAAGCCGTCGAGGATGGGGTAGGGTAGTGCGCTCATGATTTGGCCTCGCTCTGCACTTCGGCTTGTTCAGGTGTTGACTTCTCGACATTGACCGCTGGAGTGAATGAGTGACTCATATCCGAGCCGTCACCGCGATAATGGGCTCGCTCCGTGTATCCGCACGTCGTATTCCCAATCGGATAAACACACACGGGTTGAGGCGTTACCAGCCGCGCGCGCATTCCTTCAATTGCCAGATTGCAGCCGCGACTGTGGCGCGCGCCGATTGAGCACGGCACACAACAGAATTCCGCATAGCCTTCTGCTGACGCGGTGCAGGCAAATCGATCACACTTTGGATTTTTGCACGCGTAAAACTCAATGATCTGCGAACCCGGCTTAACCGGTTCGGCGTATGCCGGGAAGGTTTGCACCGGCGGCGTGGACTCGCGAGCCCGCGTTACTGCAATTCCCGTCATGTCGATTTCGCCCGAAGAATTGAAGCAGTGTCCGTAATCGGCATCCCGAAGTTTGCGCGCGATCTCATCGTACCCAATGGCGCTGATTTCCAGAGTGACGTACGTGTGCGTGTGCCTCAATTGCTACCTCCAACTGCGACTGTCATCATCGACCCATTCGGGCCGTTAACAGACCGCTCGCAGTTAGGCGGACCCGGCTCGCCTGGACGAAGAAGGTTCCCGTGTGGTCGTAGACCGAGAATCATCTCAACGCGCTTTAGGCGCTCTTCGATTGTCATCTCGTCCATGGTCACAATCCCCTCCTGGTCGAACGGAACCGCGTCCGCGCGAAGACCGGACTGCGATGAGGCCAAACCATCATTGCGCCCGGCTCGCAATCTTATAAAGTTTGATCCCTTTGAACACAATTTGCAACGGGTTTGTTGCATCCGACAGATCCGCAATGTCGATCAGGATCTTGGAGCCTGCGGGAAACAGGTGAGCTGGCGAAATCACAGTGGGATCGTTCGAGGATTGCGACAGGGCGCCGGAGTTGATAAAGCCGCTTTCGAGCTGGTAACCGGTCGAATCGGCAAGCCGGAACTGGAACGAGCCGGTGAACAGCGAAATATACATGCCGAACAGGTAGAAATCGGCGTCCGTCTGGATCGACACTGTGTCGCCGTCGATTTCCTGAAGGGCCGTTAGTTGGCCGTTGGGCGGGTTGTAGACATAGTCGAAGGGTTTGGGCTCAGTTGATGCGTTCGGATCGAGCGCGAGGCCCTGGAAGTAGTCTGGTGCGAATTGGTTTATGGGGTATGTGCTCATGGTTTGGCCTCGTTCTGCTCTCCGTCTTCGTTCAAATCTTCGTTTCTCGACAGCGGCCTATTTCACCTTGCGCACCAGCGCCTTGATCTTTCTGAGCGTTGACGCTGCGCTCGCCTTTCGCCGCGGGTTCTTCCGTTTGGCAGTCTTGCGCCTGGCCGATGCCCGCCGCGTCGTCCGCCGTTTCGAATTCTTTCTCTTTTTCGGCGCGTATTTTTTCCGCCACGCCGGTGAGCCGAATTTCAGAGCCATGTTTTTCTCCCCTTCATTCCAAAACCCCTCCTGGTCGAACGCTGAAGTCCACCATCGAAGCGCGAACGCCCGATGAGGCCAAATTATGAGCAAGTCCGGAGCAACCGTCGGAGGGGCAATCACCCCGGACTCGACTCAAATCCCCCTGCCCTATGACAAACAGAAGGAAACCGGTGAAGACGTTCCTCCCAGAACTACCGCCTTCACCAATTCGTTTACTGCACGCCGCGAGCGAACAGACCGACCAGTTCTACCAGCAGAATCGCGCCGACACCCGAAGAACTGAGCACCTGCGACGTGTTCGAACCGGTCAGATAGGCCATGAAGCTCATTTGATTGGCGATCACCAGTTTCACCGACAGCATGTTCATCGACTGACGGCCGGGTAGACCGTTGGTGTAGAACGACTCCGCAGTTTTGGTGGTGTAGCCGGAAATCCCCATCCCCGAAGAGAAGTGGCGGATGTTCGCGCGCTGGTAGTTCTTGTCTCCCAGCCAGAAGTCGAATGCCCACGAATCGAGCAGCGTTTGCAGATCCGAGCGTAAAATACCCTCGGACCAGTTGAACCGGATCCCGAACACCGAAAAAGCCTTCGGCGCGTCGAGTTTCCCGTTCTGCGTCATGTTGGTCTGGGCAAGCGTCTTGCCCGAACCGTTTTCGACGTTGGTGAACCACGAAGCGTTGCCGCCCTGGTTACCGGTGATCGATCCACTCGCAGTGTAGGTCACCGTGTCGTACAGCGGGGTGTCCTCGACGTCGAGCTGATTCGAAATGTAAATCTGACCGCGAAAACTATTGATGATGAACTGCTGTTGGGCAGTGATCGCGGCTTGAGCGTTCGCCTGCATGTTCGCGGCGACGTTCTGAATTGCGGCTTGCGTGGCCTGTTGGGCCATTGCTGCGGATAACGACATTTGGTTTCTTCTGATTTCCTTTCTTTTTATTCGGAGTCAGTTGACCCTAAAACTAAGCTGCGATGGCGTACGGAGCCGGATATGCGCTCGTGACGCCGCCGCCCATCGGACCTCCGGCACTCAGAACAACGGGGGTCTGAGGAACCGGGAACCTGCCGGGAACGAAGTCCCGAAGACCAGTGAGACCGATGGTCGAACCGACCGAGGGAATCCACTGATTGATTGCGATCTGGCCCGCCGCCATCAGCCCGCCGAATGCGACGGCCGCGCCAAATTCTTTATCCACGAAACCGCCTGCGTAGCCAGTTGCGAGTGCGATTGCGACCGAAGACGCGACTGCACCGAAAGCGTTGCCGGTGAGCGTGGCCGGAAGCGCGGTCATCACGAGATTGTTTACCCCGAGTCCGACCAGTCCTCCTGCGACCAGTTCCACCATCTTCATCGGCTTGACGTTGCCGCCAAGAAATTGCGGGTTGCGGCGGCGCCGGTGACCGCGGATCGGATTGTGCCGGCGATGCGGATTGCGGGCGTGCATTCGACGGACACCGCTGTGTTTACGGTTCCGAGCAGACGCATGGCGCGGCCTGCTGGCGCGACGTTTGGTATGTGCCATTGACCTTGTTTCTCCTGTGGGATTTAGAAATCCCAGCGTCAGCATGTGCGCGTTGCGCTGGGTTCGACGAGGATTTGCCATTCTGGTCACTTTCGTGATCATCATGGTTTGGTTCCTCGACTGTTGGCCAGAGAGCGGACGGGACTCGTTAGTCTTTGTACACTCTGCGGATTGCGAACTGGTTTTGACATGTTTTTGACCTCCGCGTCAGCTTCCCGGACGAAACGACTTGTGATCGCCCGACCAGGAGAGGCTCTCGATCATCACCGGACCATCGAATGGGGACGCTCCAGCACGACGGTGAGCGTGCCGCCCGTTCCTGCACCTGCAACCTTGGTGGCTGTGACCGACACCGAATTTGTCAGAGCCCAGGTCAGCACTGGTGCGCCGGCCGTTCCGACGGTGTTTAAATACACCTTGATCGTCGGAAACAGAAAAGTCGTATCGCTCAACGGAGATTGCCAGTTGTGTGTGACGACTGCGGTGGTGTCGGCGTCAACGAAACCGATCTGCGCTGTGACCATGTTGTCCCCGTTGGGACCGGTTTGCACCACTGTCGGCGGAACGGTTCCCGTTGCTGGATATGCGTAAGTTACGGTACCTGCCATTGTTATTCTCCCTTCAAAATGCCGGCCGTGGCCGGGACTGCGTTGATATTGGCATCTCGCAATTTGAGATGCGGAACTTTCACGCGCGGATCGACGACCATGGTTTTACCGGCGTCCTTTGTGCGGCGTGAAAAAGCGATGTCTTCCGATTCGAATCCATACGGATTCGCTGGATTAAGAATCGGTACAAATGGCTGTTCGATATCGGCCAGCGCGGACCGGCGCATCAGCACCAGCGGGAATCCGGTCCAGTCGATTTTCATCAGAACGTTCTGCTCAGCGAGCACTTCGAGAGGAATCGAGACATTGACAGGATCGCCGAAATAACCCACAGACGATTTAGTTACGGGACTGATGTGTTCATCGGACTGGCAGTGGCACCAGCCGCAGGCGATGTCGATGTTCTGGTAGGTGTCTAGATCACCGATCAGGTTTTTCACATGCTCGATTTCGATAAGATTGTCGTCATCGATCCAGAGCACGTAATCAACGTGATCTTCCTTGAGCACTTGTAGGGTCATCACGGCTCGCGTAACGTAGACGTTCGAGCAATACGCCATGAAGGGCACCACGTTATAGCGGGCTTCGAGCCAACTGATCAGACCGCAAATATGGGCTACCCAGCTCGAGCAGAAACGTTCGCCGGGCATACACACCGCAATCGTTTTGCGGGCTTTCGGTTCGGCGAAGTTGTTGCCCTTGCGGGAAGCGAAGATCTGTTCTCCTACTTGATAGGCTTCCGCGCGATTTTGCGCCTCGTAAACTTTGTCGCTCTCGATCGATCTGTCGCCGAACGGGTGCCGGTGTGGAAAAAGTAGATGTCGGCCATCCGCAATTTGTTTTTCAGTATCTGCGGCCTCGAAAAAATCGTTGTCGGCATACATTGATTCGTACGCCGGATAGAAAACGTGTCCCAATCGGTCGTATCGCGACCTGGTGAGCACTGGCATCACCATTATTCGCCGGTCATGCTCCGATGGCGTGCCAGTTGAAACTTCCACCACTTCTTTCCCTGAATCGGAAACAACTTCGGCAATTTGGAAATCCCAGTTCTCGCAAGGAAACTGATCATCCGCAGCAACGATCAGAACGTCACCCGTTGCATATTGTGCGCCGATATTCACTGCGTCCACGTAGCACCGGCGTCCGGTGTTCCAGACGGCCCGGAAACCTCGTGTCGCTGGAAACTCTGGTAACTCATCGAAGCCCCACCGTCTATCGACGATCAGAATGTACTCGACGGATGCGAAATCGTTCGCGGCACCGCGCCACGCGTCGTAGATAGCCTGCCATTTATCCGGCCGGGCCGACGGGTGAATGATAGAGAACATTGGTTTCATTTGCTATTCAACCCTCCGACCACTTTCCCCGCCATAAATCCCGTTGCAAACTCGGCAACCGCTCCGATCTTTTCATTCGTGGGCTTTTCCCGCCAAACTTCGTACATCACAAACGCAATCGCCGCCGCCGCCTGCACCCACGGATCGGTCATATAAACGGACACGCCGAAACCCAATGCCGCGTGGCCCCATGCGCAGGAATTCGGCGGGAAGTACGGCACGGATTTCGCGTATTCGAGAAGTTCGTTCACTCAACCACCAATCCCCGGACTTGCGCCCAAATCCGCCCTCTTGGGCAACACCTTGTACCGTCCTCCATATAGCGCCATCGACGGATCACGCGGCTTGTAGACCAGCATCGGAACGACGCCTCCCGCGTGTTCATGGCCCAGCGGATGATAGAAGTCGACCAGTTCTTTGCCGTCCTTCTCGAACTTCTTTTTCGTCCGGTATGTCAGCTCAAGCACGGCGCCGATAATCATGTGCTCCCTGAAATCGTCTGCCTTGAAACCGTAGTTCTCAAGCAGCCGCCGTGGGATTTCCTGATCGCCGCCGCGGAAGTACATTTGGTTTCCGGCTTCGTTGAACGCGACGTAGACCACATCGGATTTCTTCGCGCGATCCGGATCCGGAGCTTCGAGGTTGAATCGCTTGCCGCGCTCCGTCTGAATCACCATCGACGTGAGTGTTCCAGCGGTCCAAAGATTCGTGTGTACGTGGACCCGTTCGACTATTTCGAGCACTTCGTTCGGCGGCATCCCGTGGAACATTTCGTACATTGCAGCCGCTTCGCCCGCAGGGTTCTTGCTAAACAATTTTTTGAGCGCGTTGGTTGCTTTGCGCCCGGCTGCGGAGTGCGCAAGAGCAGCAGTGACCATGCCGGTACCTGGATTGCGTGTTCCAGCCGCAGTGCAGATGGCGTAGGCGGAACGGGCTGATTTGCTCTTCTTCACTTGTTTTACGCAACGCTCGAATTTGGCGGGGTTCTTTTTTGGCCTCATCGGGCAACCTCCTTCGTAGAGGTTTTGGACCGTTCGACATTCGGAGTGAAGAATAACCAGAACACGAAATTCATTACTGCGACTTTCAGCTTTAGGAATCGTCCTCGATTGAGATAGGCCGACATTATTCCGCAGCCATACCTGCACACTTCGCGGAAACATGGTTTGCAGATGGTTTCTGAAGTCTGGGATTCGACCACATCGGGATTCATCCGTCGCGAAAACTCGATATCGATTTCGTCCAGATATTCTGAGCCGCCACAATAGGCGCACTTCTTCCAGCCAGGCTGGAGCGGCGAATGTCGAGCGTCCACTGGTCGCGATTCCGGGATGTGCGGCGAGGCCGACATAAAAAAGAATCCCTACCTGCGGCCCTTCTTTCCAAATAGCAACCACAGAGCCGCAGCGCTGCCGCCGATCACCAGCCAATCCTCACCGGTGATCGAAGAAATGGAGCCCGTCGAAATCGCAGTCTGAACATCGGTGAAAGCCGTAGTGAACGGAGCCGTGATCGACGTGAGGGACAACTGCCCCATTCCGCCGCCGCACTTCCCGCCGCATCCGCACGAATCGCCGCATCCCAATCCCGACATCCCCGCGCCATTCCACGCGGCCATCACCGAATTGTTGGGGATCACCATGCCCGTGGGCGAACTGGGCACGAGGGAGTTCATCCCCGCCGTCGTCACCACCGGAACCTGAGGCACAGGATATTTTCCGGCAACAAAATCCCGGAGTCCGTTTAAGGAAACCGGGGTTTGCGGAACCGGCCACGATCCCGGCACGAAGTCGCGCAAAGCGTTCATTCCGATTAGGCTCATAAAATTCCTTTCATTGCGTTGCACTCTGACCTTGCATGGCCTCGTACGCCACATAACCCACGGCCGCGAGCGCGCCGACTGCGACCACCGTCCCGAGTTTGCTCGTTCCGCCGACTGCCGCTTTAGAGATCTTGCGCCGCGCGCGTTTCGTTTTCTTACCGACGCGCGAGCCGGCTGTTTTCAAATCGAAAAACAGCGAAATCGCCACGTAGGAAATCCCAATCACCGCCGCCCACTCGCCCACACCCCAACTGGAGATGTCGCTTGACAGCGAAACTTGGCCCAGATCGCCCATACCGATGAGCGGCGCGGATTGGAACGGCGTGATGAGTTGCGCGTCGATCATTTCTTGATCAAATCCTTTAGCAAAAAGAAACCGCCTACCGCAGCCGCAATCCAAATCAACGCAGTCGGAATTCCGGTAGCACTCGATATCCCGGACGCCAAACCGCCCGTGACTCCGGCCGTCAATCCTCCAGCCGCGGCGCCAGCGGTCGACCCCACAACCTGCGCGCCGCCGACGATCAAACCTTTGGTCGCTGTCACGTACAGCGTGTTCGTCGGGTCCGCGCAACCGAGATAATCCTGGCAGGCCTGTGACAGATAAACGTAATCGAGCAACCCGCAGGGACTCGCGCCGCACGTCGGATCCGTGGCAGGACCGGGCCCGAGTTGCCCCATTCCGACCAGGCTCATGCGCTCCTCCGCACGTCATCGTAGGTTTTTATGTTATCGGCGATTTTTGCCCGTGCTTCATGCTCCGAAAGATGATGGCAATTAGGACATTCGGCGGAAAGTATCTTGGTACCGTGATATGGAACGGCTAAAATCCATTTCTCGTTTATGGCTTTGCTGACGGCCGCTTTTTCCGTCAGGGCGGATAGAGTGCGCTCGCAGCGTTCACAGCGAATTGTCATGGTTTCCTCCGCGCCTGATGGTGAAGAAACTGCATGAAATCTCCAACGATGGGAGGCGCACCCGCAGCACGCGTCAGTTCTTCAATCGCTTCGTCGATCTTTTCAGGCGAGAAACCCTCATAGGCTTCCGGGTACGCGGATTCCGGCGTATGCGGATGGCGCGCCGCAGATCTCACCTTCGATTTTCCATTTGTGTGAGCCGTGGCCAACTGCTTGTCGAGTTCCGCGCGTTTCTTCGGGTCTTTTAAAATCGCGTACGCATCGTTCAACCGTTGGGTTTTGAGTTTGTCCGGCCGTGGCCCGTCCGGGTGACATTGGCGGACAAGCGCGGACCAAGCTGCGCGGATGACTTCGACGGGCGCTGTTCGGGAAACCTGAAGGATTTCGTAGGCGTTCACTTGTGGCCTCCGAAAACACTCGCAAGAATGAACAGCGAAACGACGGCACCGATTCCCAAGTAAAGATTGGTGTTCGGTACGCCGGGGATGATTGAGCACGTTGCACCAACCGGACACGCCGCGACGACGGCATAGCAGATCGGGTTTCCATCGGGATCTGTGCTCAGCGCATATCCCGAATCGCATCCCATATCGGAAGGAGTCGAGTAAGACGTCGGAGTCGAGCCCGTCACACAAGCGCCCGTTTGCGGATTCATCACTGTTCCAGAAGGACACGGTCCAACGAAGGAGGGCGAAGCGATCTGCACGCCGGACGTGTTGATTGTTACTCCTGTGTCCGTCGAATACTGCCCCATGCCCATCAGCATGAGGCCTCCGTGAATTGGAGCACGTCGCCGCGTTTCGTTCCTGTGGCTCTGGCGGTCCCTGCCGGAAGTTCAAGGGCCGATGCCGCCGTGAACAAACTCCATTCGGAATTTGGTTGAAGTGTCAATGTTGCGAGCACAACGCGGTCAGCATCCAAGAACAAAACATCGATCGAAAACTTCATGTCAACCGTGTGAACCGAATTGCACGGGGTGATGTGCAGGCCTTCGCCGATTGGTAGCGATTCGCGATTCAGCAAGCCGGTTCTCCGGTCCAACATCGTTACGGCTGTTTTGACCTGGTTCGCAAGCGTGGTTCCGCGCGTCAGGTTGAACGCCGAGGTAATCCCCGTTGCGCCTGCGAGTCCGAGATGTTGTGTTGCGATCATCACTTCTTTTTTAAAATTGCAATTGCCGCGATTCCGCCGGCCAAAATCCAAAACCATGTTGCATCGGGACAAACTGTTTGACCTTTCGAGGTTCCACAAGCGACCTGAGGAGAAAACACTGCCTCCCAGGAGTAGCAGCCGGAGAGATCACCCATTTGTTTTGGCCTCCTTCGGCAGAGTGGCTTCGACCGATTTTAGAGCGCCCGACCAGGAGAGATCTTTTCTACCCGCGAAGTGCGAAACCCACTCCTGGTCGAACGGTAGAGCGTACGCGGACATCGATGCACTTTGAGGCCAACCCATTACCAACCTCCATGAATCATGCTTGCCGGAATTCCGGGATAATGCCCGAGACCACTGAGCCCGGTTACTCCAGCCGCGGTGTTGAGTAGTTCCACAAACTGAGCCGGGGCCATCAGCACGTAGCTTCGATTCGCGCCGGTAGCTCCAGCGGCCGATAGCATGGCTTCAACCTGATCGCCGGTCAATGGCGTAACGTTCGGCAGTTTAGCGTAGTAATACGCCCACTGGTCAATATTCAGTTGCGGCGGATTATTTGGAGTCGCAGTCTGTTGTGCGAGTTGAATTGCCATCGCCAATCCACCACTGCTGACATCGGCCTGTCCGCCGTATTCAGTAGTCGCAGGCGTGGCTGAGGTTTGCACCGGAGGATTCGAAGTAAGAGGGGCCGTGCAAATCCCTCCTACCATCGTCGACGGCGCAACACAGGGCTGAATAGTGCCTGTCGAAACTGGAGCTGGTGTCGGAGCAGCAGCCGCGAACGAAAATAGATTCGCAAACCAGCCCTGCTCATACCCGTACCACGCAAGCGCACCGGCTCCGGCGAGTATGATCAGCGAGGTGTAGTCTTGCTGCGCCATTTATTGCCCCCCCCCTACTGGGTTCAACATCAGCGGGCTGCAATCGGCATTCTTTGGACAAGGAAACTTCGGGTCCAATATTACACCAGCGCCGCCAGTGGTAGGAAGCGGCGATAATACTCCGGGCGGTGGCACTCCGTTGATCGGAGGACCATAAAGCGGAGGTAACACTGCGGGGGGCTGAGCCGGGGTCAAGACGGAGATCGGAACCATATTACCGCTTCCGATGGGCGCGACCGTTGGAACAACAGCAGGCGCGGTTGCGGCGGTTCCAAACCAGTTGTTCTGGTAGCCGTAGTACAGCACGGCGCCGATTCCCGCAATCCACAAAATTGGTGTCCAGTCTTTCATCAGTTCACCCAATCGCTATACTGCGAGCTGTAATCGTAAAAGGACTGAAGCCCGGCCGTTCCGGATGCGGGAGTTCCGCTCGGAGTTGTCTGGTTGATCCAGGCCACGAACTGCTCCGCGCTCACCGCCGCGTTGCGATTGCCTCCGTTCAGCGAAACAATCTGATCCATCTGCGAAGGTGCGATGGAATTCGGAACACCGAAACCAGCAGGCGCGCCTTCAAACGGCGTGCTGTTCTGCCAGTAGTAAGCCCAATTGTCGAGGTCCTGCGAATCGGATCCACCGGCCGCGGCTTGCATCAGTGAAATCGCTTGCTGATAGTTGGGAGCAAGACCTGCCCCTGGAGACGTAACTGGAGGAAGCGCGGCGTTTGAATTCGAGGCGAGCCATTGCGCGCATGTCGCCGTCGAACTGGCACCCGTGGCCGGATCCACGTAGATTGCAGTGCCGGTTGGGTTCGCCTGGCAGTAAGCCAGAAGCCCGGTTGATGTGTTGAACGTGTTGGTCGAAGAGGAACCACCGAACCATTGCGCCCAGAGGCCGGAGTTCTGGAGCCACTGATAGACGAAATAGGCTGCGGCGGCCATGGCACCGTACTTGATTAATTGTTTGGTGTTTTCGTCCATTATTTGGCCTCCGTCGGCGGGGTAGCTTCGAGCGATTTGAGAGCGCCCGACCAGGAGATGGGTTTTCTACCCTCGGAGAACCGCACCTTCTCCTGGTCGAACGGGAGAGCGAGCGCGTGAAAACGAATTTGCGATGAGGCCAAATTATTCATCGTTTCCTCGGAAGTACAACGAGTGCAAACCCCGCTAAAATTCCAGCAGCAATCAGAGGATTATCATTCAGCCACTGGTTGATCTGGCACCAGCATGAATCTCCCAAAACGGAAACCTGCACTGGCGCATTCGATTGTGTGATGTTCGGCAGCGGTTGCACGATGTTTACGGGCGTCAGAGTAACCGGCGGATTGGATGTGGGAGGCGGCGCTGGAGTCGGAGTGATCGGCGTAGGAGCCAGAATATTGCAACCCGGAATACTCGCCTTGTAGGGTGCACACACCGGCGAAGTGCAAGGCTGCGCACCGCCGAATCCTTCCTGTCCCCAATATCCGCACCAGAAGATCGCCGCAGCATTACCCGTATCCACTCCGCACTGGAAAGGAGCGCACTGAGCCGCGGTCGCCGGAGTGTTCGCGGGATCGGGAATCGGCGTCCCGTCATACAAAAAGACCGGCCCGTAATTTGAAAACGCGCTCGCGTCGTTGCCCCAGTCGAAAGCCTGCCCGAGTCCCATCATGCTCATCTGCGGCCTCCGATCAAGCCGGGAAGAATCATCAGCGCGGCAATCGCGCCAACCGCAACGGCCCAGTTTGGCAGGCCGGAGATCAAATCCGAATTTGTGAGGAACGACAAATCGATTCCGCTGGTTGAACTGGTGGACGATGTCGAACCCGTGGAACTTCCCGCGTCAGAACTACCGGCCGGGCCTGGAGGCGCAGTATTTCCGGCTGGAGGAGCGACGGTTTGAAGTTGTTTCTGCGTCGGTTGAACGGTAGGAACTGGAGGCGCAACGTAAGGCTTATCGCCGCTGGTTTCAGGAACTGCGCCGCCATATTTCGCGTTCAACATCTGGGCGAGTTGAGCGGTCGTGTATGTCGACATCGGCTGCCCGCCGGTCGTCACGTCGCTGATCGAGGGTGACGGACAATTGATCGTGACTCCCATTGCGTCGACGAACGTCAAACCGGGATTCGATTGGCAGTAGACTGCGTCCTGTCCGATGTTGATCGGAACTGCGACCAGCGCTGCCAGCGTTTGCCCTTCGAAGGAACTTGCGGGAATCGAGGCGATGTCTGCCGCGACTTCCGTATTCTGCTGTTGAATGAAGGCGGGATTGTTCAGAATTGAACAGGGGTCTTGAAGCGCTGGTGTTCCCGCTGGTGCGCAGCAGACTTGGAGTCCCGAGTCCCAGGAGCCTCCATTGGGACAGGTCTGGCCGAAACCTCGAAGCGACATTAAGCCCATGATTTGGCCTCCGTCGGCATATGGGCTTCGATCAGCAGACAGCGCCCGGCCAGGAGATGGGTTTGCTCCGCGCGAAGACGGGCACCTACTCCTGGTCGAACGGTAGAGCGGGCGCGCACATCCTCGACTACGATGAGGCTAATCAAAGGAGCACCACCAACGCGAGTAGCGCCGCGCCGATCAAAAGTTCCGTCAAATCCGGTGTGGACGTCGATAAAGTTGGGCTTGCCGTTGTCGCCGCCGATCCACCCGGAGCCGTCGCAGACGTTGGGTCCGGTTGAACAAAAGGATCGTTCGCGATCGGATCACGCATTCCGACGAACCAGTTCCAACATACCGATCCCGATCCGGCCGCACCCCACGGAGTGTAGGTTCCATCGGCGTTCCATCCCCCCTGAGAAACCTTCCATGTGCATGCGCCTTGTTGCCGGTCCGAGATACAACGTTGACCAGCCGCGCCGAGCTGCGCGTTGCCGCACGCCGCTTGAAGTGCTGCCCACGTGGTGTCAAACGTGTTGAGCGCCGCTGTTTGCATCGATACGTAGCGAATCGACGAAGATGTGTAGGCCGTGACATTCTGCACGAGAATCGCATCCGCCTGGTTTGCGATCTGGGTTGCTTCGATGCACGTTTGGCCGCAACCTTTGAACAAATTGGCGATAGCAATTCCGACTCCCACCAGTGCCGCGATCGCCGCGCCCACGACCGGCAGAGATAAACCCAAAATCGTCATTGTGGAACCGAGCGCTCCGAGAATCGAAGTGGTGGTCGTGATTCCCGTTGCAGCGATCGACGCCGCGGTGCTCACGCTCGTTGGAACAACCTGCCCCATTCCCCACGTCACGTAGGGATTGCGAGGAACGATGTGGTAGCTGTCGCGGATTGCGAGCACTTATCGTTTCCCTCCGATGAGGTTTGGCAAAATAATAATCGCCGCGATTGCCCCGATAATCAAGGGCACATAGGGTCCGATGGAGGCAAGTCCAGCCGTCAGACTCGCGCTCGCGTTCACGGCCGTCGACGTGGTCAGTTGGCCCGTCGCCGGGTTGTAAATCAGATTCGTTCCCGCAACCTGGTATGGTCCGCCCGCCGCAGTGCGGATCAGGGAAACCGCAGAATTGCCCGTGGCCGCGATCAGTTGCGCCGTCTGTGCGGGTGTGAGCCCGGCCGCCTGCGGTGTGAGCGTCACGCTTCCACCGGTCGACACGGTGTATCCGCAGTTTGACATTTGTTGCGCGGTCATTGAACTCAGGGGCACTGAATCACAGGAAACGTCCGGTACCGTGATGGGCGTCGTGCCGCCGCCGGTGGGCTCGGTGTAGGTGGTCGTTATTTCCGTGTCGTCTCCGCTGTCGTCCTGACCCAGTCCCATGAAGCCGTGGAAGCGCGGCATCAGCCGGGGTCGACCACAATCTGCGCCGGGCGGGCAGCCCAGACCTGGAGCGGAATATCCCTCTCCCAGAATTCCCGCGTGATCCGGCCAGTTCAAGTCGAAGAATACGGAGATGTCGTTCGGAGTGTAGGGATCTCCTGTAAACCCCGGAGGGTAGGGCATGGAGGAGGGGACTGTTAAAATGCTCATGATTTGGCCTCCGTCGGCAGAGTGGCTCCGTGGAATTTGAGAGCGCCCGACCAGGAGAAGCCTTTTCTACGCGCGAAGAAAAAACTGTCTCCTGGTCGAACGTGGCAGCGGACGCGGGAACCTGGAAACTTCGATGAGGCCAAAATCAAATGACCCTCCTATTCAACCAGCGGATCAACCCATAAACCCCAGCGGCAATCGCCACCGGAGTCAAAGCAAGGGTCATCTTCTCAATCGGCGTCTCATACACCGGCCATTCCCGTATTCGGGTGTGCGGGCATTCCCATCCCGGATATTCGCCATGTGAAAAATCAAGCGGAATTCGCCGGCCGTCCGGACCTTCGGGATACGCGGCAACATAAATGTGCGAATACTCCCGCGGCCGGTCCTGATCCGCGGCCACCGTCACGAGCGCGCAAGGAATTCCCAAGGAGGTCAACAGGCACGCCCCATACATCGTGAACCCGTCGCAGTCCTCCACTCCCACCCCCCGGAGCGCAATCAGCATCGACTGATCGACCGGTCGGATGAAAACTTCAACGATGTCGTTTTTTCGCGGGTCCGTCGTGTCCAGGTCCTTCGCGATATCGACGTCCTGTTTAAACTTCATCGACGGCTTGATGAGTTTCCAGACCCCTGATATCGCATCGCCGTCGCGCATCGCCCGCGCCGCATCCGCCCGGATCGGTTCGGACATTGCGTCTTTACGAATGAAGCAGATTGCTTTGGCCACCGCCTGGCGAACCTGGGCGTCCGGATCGTCGGACATGCGGTCAAAGTGGTAGGCCACTTTCACACCGAAATCGGGATGGTACGCCGTGTTCATTAGTACTGGTACTTGCGTTGGGTACTATATTGCACTAGAATTTTGGAACGTGTCAAGCGAACATAGATATAGATATATATATCAGCCGACGTCGGGGGAACCGTGGCAAAAACCTATCTGAGCATCCCGGCAAAGTCGAAATGCTCCCTTCCGTTGCCCGATCAGACGTCATTTAAGGACAATGATCGACGCAAAGACGCGATCAAATTCTTCGAGTACTGGCAAAACATGCCCGAAGATTTGAAAGCGATCACGAAAGTACGCGTTTACCGGGTGAAACCGCCTGTTGATCTCAAAAAGATCGGCCTGCGGGTGAAATCTCTGGAAATCTGGCAGGGTGCGATTCCTTTCGTGCCTGAAGATTACGAGAAGCAGTTTTATCATAAGTTCGGCGGCGGGGATTACCGGTGCAGCCTAGAGGAGATCGGCTTGGGCGGGGGAGAAGTCTGCGAAGCTCTCTTTTCCCTGCCTGACTGGGAAACGTATCCGCCCAAAGTGGCGGATGGATCGCTGCTGACCGAAACAAATGCTGGGCAGGAATATATTCAGTGGCGGGCGCGCCGCGGCGATCCGGTAGGCGGAATAAAGCCAGAATCCGAAACCGCCGAAGGAGAGGATTTTATGGAAGTCGGAAAGTCTACAAGTCCGGTTGCCGCAATGGTCGACGGGTTCACGAACCTGGCGACGACGCTGGTCAGTGACGCCAAAGCCGAGGCACGGGACGCAAGAATTGAACTTAAAGAAGCCGCCGCCGCACGAACGGCCGCAGTTCCCACCACCGACACCGTGACCCATGCCGCGGCCGAGGGAATCAAACTGATGGGCGACGTAACGCGCGAGGTGATGAAGAACTCGAATGCACCGGACCCCGTCGAGATGTTCAAGAGTTTTGCCGCGCTGATGCCGCCGCCGCCCGATCCTTCTCCCATGTTCAACACCATCCTGACTGTAGTGCAGGAATCGAATAAGACCATGCTCCAAATGGTGATGAACCAGAATTCAGAGTTGAAAAGCGAAATCCTTACTCTGCGGAACTCGAATACTGCGGTTGCCGTCCAGTCGAAATCAGCCGCTGATCAATTGCGCGAAATCCGCGACAACGCCGAAATGTTGGGCTACACGCGCAACGGAAACGGAGCATCGGCAACACCTGCGAAGTCCACATTCGAGGAGTGGGGTCCGATCATCCAGATGGGCCTCCAGATTTTCTCGCCTCTCCTGAATGCCCTCACGATGAAACTTGCCGGCAACGGAGGTATGCCGGGACAGGCGCCGCAACCAGGCGCAGCAGCTCCAGCGCCCAATCCTCAGCCCGCGCCGCCGCCCGACAATCCACTGTTGAGATTCTTAAAAGGATTCGAGCCGACGTTCATGTCGCACTTGCAGACGATCGATTGCAACGGGTTTACTCTCGCATCGCAGGTTCTGTCCGGAGGAACCGGGGGAATGGAAACGATTCCTGGTCGGGCCAATTACAACTGGATCAAAACGAATCTCGGCTTCCGGCCAGATCGGACGTGCGGGCTTGATGCGCTGATCCGAACGTATGAACCGATGTGGAACATCATTGAGAAGGATCTGCCAAAATATCAAATGTTTCTTTCTCAATTTTTGAATTATGATGATCAGGTGGGGACGCAGCCTTCTTGATTTTGGCCTCATCGCAGTTGAGTCTTCGACCGAAGTTTTGAGCGTTCGACCAGGAGGGGGTTTTGTGGAACACGGCGAATATCCGATTTTGAAAGAGTACTGTGATCGATGGGAGGTTGAAGTGCTAGACCAGACCGTCCGCCCCTGGTTGGTACGTGTGACGACGTTCACCGGGCCGGGTGCGGAGCAGATGGCGCGGTCGATGTACGATTCGATTCGGTAGATTCGACCAGCCGCAAAAAGTACAGATCAATGGATCGAACTGCCGCCTCTCCGCAATGGGCATGAGCTAGTTTTATGATGGCCTGCATTTGGCCAACCCGTTCGATGGTCCCGAATTGGCTCAGTTTCCAGCGGTTCCAATCGCGGATTATTCTTCCTCGTCGATCCGTGAAATAGCCAGTGGGCATTACGATCTCAATTCTGTCTCCGACTTGGAACGGTCGTTCGCGGCGTGTCATTTTGGGAACTGCTTCCACTCGCGACCGTCGAGGAGTGCCCCCGCTCTCTTCTTGCCGATCTTCTCCATGTAGGGAACCGATGAATCCCATTTGTGTCCGTACTCGCCCCACTGCTTGAAGAAAAACGCAACGCCCGCCGCTTCGCACTGATCGCGCACAGATCGAAACCAATCGGGATGTGGAGGGCGTGCGCCGGGTCCTGATTCCCCGCCCGCGATGATCCAGTCGAGACCGCGCTCAGCTTCGTAGCGCCGATGTGGATGTAGATCCGAACCCATCGATGGGATAGTGGATAGGAACGTAGAGAAATCCACCGGCCCCAGCGCCGGTTCATAACTGACGAAGCGGATGGCGGCGGGAGTCTGCAACAGAAGCGCGATGCGCGCATCGGCGGTTATTTTGTCTTCGACGGAGACTCCGAGCCAGACGTTGGGTAGCGGCCAACCCTTGTACAGTCGCACCGCATCTTCGTTGATGCCGCGACTGGGAACTGGATCTATCACATCCTGAACTCGCCGCCGCGCTTCATGCCCGTGGTTCTCGGAAAGGTAAAAATATACTTGACTTACCACGCTAGTTCGGGCATACTTAGTCATG